GGGCAAGCCATACTTTTCCACACACCAAACAGCATCATCCATGCTGCGGCAGATCACTACGTTTTTGTAAGGTCCGTAGTTGTAACGCACATCAGCAGGGAAACGAATGTCATCTAAAAACAGTGTCCAGGTCATTTCAAACTCCATAGTTCTTTTGCAAACTTGCCCATTTCATTTAAACCTGCTTGGTATCCAGCAAGCCAGGCTTTGTAAAGAACTTCTACATCGTCGTTTCGCAACAGTGTAGCAAGTTCGTCTCGATTCGCTTCAAACCATTCTTCAAATGTCATTGTGCGTATTTCTCGTCTGTTGCCAGTTGTTCAGTTTCACAGGTTGCATCAAACTCGTCAGTGGGAAACATGCTCAAATCCAACTGTGCTTTCAACACAGGATCCGCATAACTCTGCTTGATGTCAGTGAGCATCATAGTTGTGAGCATTTCGCAATCATTGAGGTTTTGTCCTTCGCTGCCCAGTTGTAGAACAACTGCACCAGCATACCAAAGTGTAGCCCAATAAGTCATAGTAGTTCGTATCCTGTGTTGATCAACTCTCGTTTGAGTTGGTTATAATCTTCAGTGCTCCAGTTGCCATCAATAACAGCAACACCAATTTCAGCAGTATCGATTACATCCTTCGCTTCTCGAAGTCCAAAGTGTGTCACCGTACGAACAGCTTTGATAGCATTGATCTTTTGCTTCCCATCCGGCCACACAGCACGAACACGCATAGTGCCACCTGAATGGCCCATCAGCAGTTCCATAAACATCTGTCGTTGCAGACCAGGATCAAAAGCGTCAAACATAGCACATACACGCTCGTCACCTAGTTCTTCGCCTAGTTCCTCTTTAGCAGCACGAGCAAACTCCTGTGCCTTCCAAATCAACTGTTGACTAAACTTACGCTTCATTGTTTTTCATCCCATTCAAGACCGCGATCTTTAAACCATGTACGACGAACAGACTTTTCCTGTTCAGTTTTTGCAAAAAAGTTCCAACTCTTGTACCCGTTCACAAACAAGATAGCATCTGCAATTACATAGCCTGCAAAAAGGATTGCCAGTGCTTCCATTAGATCAACTCCACAGTGTGTTCGCCAATTTCAATACGCACAATCTGATCAGGTGCGTACCAAACTTGGTCGATTGTTACGCCTTTACTGCCGCGATTGCTGAGCCATTCTTGAACATTCCGGCCAAGGTCAACCCTAAACACACCAAGACTTCCGAATCTGGTATCTTCATAATCCAACACACGAACAAACGGGTCTGGCACATCTTTGATATAGATGTGCAGAGTTTGAGTATGACGTTGTAGAGGATCTTCGTCGTAGCGTTTTTGTTCTTCGCTGCGAGGATCCCACAGCCATTTCAGTGAATCAACAATACCCATTGTATATCTCCGTGTATCGGTTTATACTAATAATATAACACAGTTAAGAGAAAACGCAAGAATTTAGTTTCCTGCGTTTTCAAGTGTTTACATGCCCATCCAAGCTGCACATTCGTCCCATCGAACGTTGGTAGTGATTGACTTTTCAATGTGATCCAATATCATAGCACGACCGTCACGATCACCAAAACGACCAAACACATACGCAGCCGCAAACGGATCGTTGTTCTTGATCGTAGGCATCCACTCCTGTGCATAACGCTTGCGATCAAGCCCTGACGCAACCACAGTGTTCCAGTAACGATCATACTTTTCCACAGTGGCGTGCAGACGTTCCGCAAAGCGAATTTCAAAGTTACGAACACGGTTAGCCTGAATAACAGGTAACATCGGAACCACATCGTCGACTTCTTCGTTGAGGATCAAGTTCACAATGTTACGATCAAACACAATACGATCCACAGTCTTGTGGATACGCACATACCAGTCGTTCTTCACCTTCAGCATGTGACCATCTGCAAAGCGGATGATGTCGCCTTCACGACCTTCTGCACCACGCTGACGAGCAATGTAGTCAACAAGATTGCCTGCTACACTACCATACTGCGTAACAGTGTTGAACGGACAAGAGATATCCATTGCATATTCGCCAGTCAAGTTGTCACGAGTACCAAGATACACTAGATCTGCTGCCTCATAAGCCAGCACAATCTGGTTAAACGGGCTTACCCACTCAAACAGCGGAGTTAATCCAAGATCGACCATAGTGCGAAGCCATTCCTTCAATCTGCGGTCCTGAGCAGCAAGCCACGCCTCGGCATCCATAGCAACTGACGTCACACCCATCTTGGTAGCCAGTCGCAGGTGCCCATCAACAAGGATAGGACGGATCATACTACCATCCATCTTTTCCATGATCACGTGCGGCTGTGACATGTCAACAGCATGAGTCTGAGTCTCTTCACGCTCGTTCACGTTGAAGAACTTGTGGAACGGACGGCTCATTAAGTTGCCCGCACGGTCAAAGATAAGACCGCGGCATTCACGACGAATCGCACCGCCCAAGTCGTCTGGGCCGGTCATGTCAAAGGTATCGGCCATAGCCACAACATAGTTGATCACAGTGTAGCCTTCACGTTCGGCTACGACAAATTCGTCACGGCCTTCTACGTGCGGCAGCACATCACTGATGTGACGGATCTCAGGAAAACGGTAGTTCATGATTTTAGCCTTATACTATCAGAACGGAGCGGGTTCTTTAACTTTACGGTATTCTTCTTCGGCGAGGCCAGCAACGATCCTATAATTTATTCACCCATCGGAAGCCGACAGATTGCACATTTGTGATCATGCACGTTAGGCTGCAGATAACCACACCCATCGTGCTTACACGTTTTTACTTTAAAGAGATTCTTAAGCCAGTTAATCATCTGTGTGTTCAGTCGTTTTTTAGAAATAACCATATTCAGTGTCCTGTATAGTGTTTCTACTCTTATACAATAGCACAAGAGTAGACTGTTGTCAACCACTGATACTGTTGCCATACATGTCGTAGCAGCGGACAGCATCAAAGCCTTCTTCTACAGTAGGACGAACAAAACTATCCATCATTGATTCAACAACATGAGCAGGAATAGTTTTGCCTGGACGACTACGCATACGCCACTGCCAATCTTCCCACTGGCTGTCACCCGCAGGCAGCAGGATGCACTCGCACTCAACACGATAGCCAGCGTTACGCATACGATTGATGATCTTGGCTCGCTTCTTGATTGATAAATTTGTCTGATCCCAAACGACATCTTGCCGATTGCGAACGGCAATATCAAGCTGTTCGTTCATGTGTTTGGTAGCAGGCTCGATAAACTCAGCAAACGCCTGATCGTAAGTCCAGCCATTTTGGTTAGCACACTGTTCAATATAGTTGTCAGTGCTGTAAACAAACGCCCTATCGCCGTGATCGCCCATATCTCGAATTACTCGGTTCACTAGAGTGCTTTTACCACAAGCTGGCAGGCCGACCATCACATAACAAACTGGTTTAGTCATTGTTCGTGCACCTTGCTTGAAGCAAAATCTCAGCCATTTTAGCTTCAGTTTCCATTTCGAGTTCTTCTTTTGCTTTCCACGCCGCAATTTCTTCTACAGTTGGCGTACCAAGATAATCCAGCATAGAGTGCGTGAATGCCCCAACCATAAACATGATTGCCGCAATGTAAAGATTATCGCGGCTTACATTAATTTTGAATTCCATCAGAAGTCCTCCTCACCTTGGTATACGTTGAACACAAAGATACCTTGCGAACGCCAAGCTCTAACCACCCTGGGTCTATCGTCGAAAACCATGTCGGGCTTGCGTCCCCAGTCAGCAACAATCTCGTCCAGGATTTCCAGCTTCACAATGTCATCGCTGCGGAAGTCGTCTGCCTTACGCATGTAGAGTTTTGACGAATCTGCACACCAGAAACCCTTGCGATCAAGCCAATCAACAGTCGCATCACGACTACGCTCGTTACGACCGCTAGCAAAGATGATATCATGACCATCATTACGCAGTGCAAAAAACACTTCTGCAACATGCGGATTCACAGCATCGTTTGGAATACCAGCATCAAATGCCTTCCAGTTCTTTGGCTTGCTACGAACGTAGTCCAGCCGGTGTTCGATGTTAGCCAGTGTGCCGTCGATGTCAAATACAATCAGCATCAAAAATCCTCCCAGTTCATTTTCATTCCAACATTCATTTCGGCGTTACGCTTTGCAGCTTCAAAGTCTACAAACGGACCGGCCGAAGTAAAGTCATCAAGCAGACGACCTTCGGGCGTAAACAGCATCCATTGTCCGCCGTACACTTTTGAGATACGAACTGATTTGATACTATTGGTAGCGACGAAGTGATCTTTGTTGACGGTTTCAAACTGCATCATGTCCGTGTTCCTCTGTTGCGTTATAATTTAATATAGCACTGTTGTAGGATTATGCGACCAGATAGTTTTGTTCGATATCAAAGGCTTGTAAAATAGTTTCGCTGTGCTTGCACTTGCCATGGAAGGTAAATCCTGTGCAATCGCAAGTGAACCCTTGTTCGGTAAGGGCAACTGTGTAACTACTGCCTGCTTTAGTACCTGCTACACTCCATTCAGTGCCTACCAACAGATTGCCTTTGAAAGTCCAATCCGCAGGTTTCAAGTAACGTTTAGCAAACTTCTTAGCCACAGTTGCCCTCATGCTTCGTTCACATCGTAGTATAAATGTATACTACCATTTGGGCATTGTCAAGAGATTTCTTTGGCTTCGCAACGCATTGTATATTCGTAGTAAACGAGGACTGCTAGCTGAATGTTCTGATTTAGCTGCTGCAAACTCTTTGGCTACTATTTCTTCTAGTAGTCTTAGATCGTCTTCTGAAAGATTTCCAAAATCTCTACTAACCATGTTTTTTCCTCCATGCTTCCTCGAAGCCATCTTCGTGTACAACGTTTTCGTGATTGCCCCAGATACGCTCAAAGTAACTGTTATACACACTTAGGATGTCTTTTTCAGGCCATGCATCTGGAATCAAATGCCCTTTAACAATCCAATAGTATCTATTGGCTTCTTTGCGTTCATACAATGTCATAACATATTTACTGATTAATACAGTTATAACGCTAACATTAAGCTTTGAAAGATTGTACTGTAATGTCTTGCAATTGCTTTAATGTTAAATTTTGATGTTCTTCAGATAACACCAACGGTTCTAGGATATCAGAATCTTTGTCAATGGTTTCTAATCCAAAAAAGATCATTAGATCGTCTGCGTCCAAAGTTTCTTTTCGTTTATGTGCAGCCCACAATGCACTGGTCAGCATAACACTTACACATAAATCTTTGTTTTTCAACAGATTGTTATCGTTGATATATTTGATTGCTTTTTTTCTAATATTGTGATAATATTGAACCTTTGTAGCCAAATTATGCAGGTATAGGCTATTTTCTTTATCCATTACATCCTCGATTCAGGTAAAAAATAATACAACAGGCTACCGCCAGGAGCAATAGCAGTTTCTAGTTCTTCGGGTCTAAAAAAGTCAATGCTGTGGCCTTTTCGTCTTATAGTCCATAGCTCGCCCTTTTCTTTGTTTGCTAGAATTATCGAGGCGGTGTTTTTTTCAAATATAATCGCACGATATTCTAGAATGTTGCCATGGGCTTTAATAGGACTTACACTATATTCTGAAAATATATATTTTTTTAATTGTTCAACTGTTTGCATTTATCTTACCTCTATAGTGTATTTATTAAACGTCTTTTTTCTTTTCTTGTATTTCTTTACGTCTTTCAACTAATAGGTCTTTTAAATCCAACAGAGCTTGTCTTGCACGAACTGCACTAACCTTTACACCTTCTTGGTCAAATTTTTCTGATTCTCTAACATAGATAGCAAACGTTAGTTTAATCTGTTCGTGCAAGTCACTCAATTATTCACCTGTGATGTGTTCGTAAATTTCTTTCCAATTAAGTGCTTTGAACATTCCTACCGGAATTGGATCATTCATGTTGAAACCGTGCTCAACTAGAATGGGTTGTAGTCCCGCATTCAATCCAGCAATAGCATTTTCCATTTTATCTTCGATCCAGTAAAGTCCTGTATCTTGATATTTGGCTAGAGCTGCTTCTTTGTCTGCTCCAGTATCAAGACAGACCAGTTTGGTAAATGCTGTAGGACCAAACAGTTTTTCGAGATTCATCTTACGAAGTTTGTAAGCACTTTCATCTAGACTCAAACTGGTAATGCAATGAAACACATAGCCGTGTTCTTCGTGCAGTCGCTTTACATAATACATCGCATCACGTAGAGCTGGCAGGAAGCCAATTGCAGCACTTTCGTTAAAAATCTTTACTTTTGATTTTGCACACTCTTTGGTAATGCTAAAACGTTTAGCAATATCATATTCGTGATTGCCGTTTTCAATTTGTGTGTAACCATGTTGCTCCATCCAGCAACAAAACGCATATTCCCAGTTAAGAAGGACGCCGTCTGCGTCGGTGAGAATAATTTTATTCATCGAAGTGCCTTTCTATTTTGCCTTTTACAAGTTATAATACGATGCTAAGTTACAGATGTCAACTTAAATCATCTGTAAACCGCTGGTGCTTTGTATGTATTGTTTTGCCATTTCGCTATCAGTTTTGTGTACAAACAATACTGCATCCTTGTTCAATTTAATTTTTGCGTCAGGATTGACTGTGAAAGTAAATGGACCTAGCCCGATGCCCTGTGGAGTAGCCATCAATGCAAGTGGTTTTTGAATAGTGACAGTTTTATCGTTTTCTTCAACGAATCTAGCAACTAGTTCGTCGCCGCCAACTGTTTTAATAGTAATGGTGTCGTTTTGTTTATAGGGTGTTTCGATAATCATAGAGTGTGTCCTGTTCCGTTGTATCCTGTTTCTTCGAGATAGATGCCAAGTTTATCATAACCGCCTATCCTTGTACCGTTAATTTTAATTTGCGGAAATGTTTTTGCTTCAGGAAACTCTTCAAAAATTTCATCTCTTGTAAAGTCAACATCCAACTGCTTGTACACGTACTTTAGATTTCTGCTTTCACAGAGTCTTTTTGCTTTTTCACAATACGGACATGCAGGCTTCCCCCAAATTTCTATCATAGGCTGAATCCTTTAAATGTATCGTTGTCAACGTCTTGTTTTGTACCACCGCTTACGTAACTTGTAATCTCAGTTTCTTGTGGTGCTACTTGAACTTCGGAGCCTGAAATCCATTTTTGTGTCCAAGGCAGAGGATTGCTCTTAACAGTATATGGACTGCTGAGATTCACATTTTGCATACGGCGAGTACAGATCCACTCGATATAATCGCACAACAGTTGAGTATTAAGACCAATCATGCTGCCGTCTTTGAACAGATATTGAGCCCACGCTTTCTCTTGATCCACTGCATCTACAAACATCTTGATGCAGTCTGCTTCTGTTTCTGCTGCAATTTTGACAAAATCAGGATCGTCTGATTTAAGTAGTTTAAGCAACATTTGTGTGCTTGCAAGATGTAGGTTTTCATCACGAGCGATCAACTTGATGATTTTTGCATTGCCTTCCATTTTCTTTAATTCAGCAAATGCCCAGCTACATGCAAAGCTAACATAGAAGCGAACGCCTTCAAGAATGTTCACACTCATAAGAGTGAGCCAAAGTTTCTTCTTTAGGTCATAAAGATTCACAACAACTTTGTTTCCGTTGACGGTGTGTGTGCCTACACCAAGTAAATTGTAGTACATACTGGTTTCAATAAGCTCGTCATAGTACTTTGAAATATCTCCAGCACAATCAACAATCTCTTCAATGTCCATCATTTCATCAAAGATCTTGCTAGGATTGCTGTACACATTACGAATAATGTGTGTGTAGCTGCGGCTGTGGATAGTTTCACTGAAGGTCCAAGTTTGAATCCAATTCTCAATTTCCGGCAAGCTAACAATAGGAGCAAATGCTTCAACTGGAGCACGGCCTTGAACACTGTCTAATAGGATCTGACGTTTGAGATTTGATGTAAAAATGTGCTGCTCATGCTGTGTTAGAGCTTTGAAGTCTTTGGCATCTTTGTAAATATCAATTTCTTCAGGACGCCAAAAGAAACCCAGTTGCTTGTCTGTAAGACTATCAAAGGTTTTATATTTTAGTGTGTCATAACGTTGAATAGTAGGGCCGCCGCTGGGGTCAAGAAATGCCAAAACTTGTGTATGGTCTGCACGGTTATCAATATCAAATACGCTCATTGTTAGTCCTCATAATGTTGTTAAGTTATAGCACGCCTATCAAGGCGTGTCAATTATTATATTGTGCAGCTTTCACACACTTCGTCGTCGATGGAAAATTCTTCTTCAACCTCTTCCACTTTGTTTAGTAGCTTACCCACGTCCACTTCGCCTTGTCCGTCATTGGTGTTGAAATAATACAATTGCTTGCCACCGTACTTGTAGAACATCAACATATGTTGTAGCATCACGCTCATAGGAATCTTTTCATCTTCGTAGAACTGCGGATTGTAACTGGTGTTGACACTAATGCCCTGGTCAATGTATTTTTGTAGCACTGCCATAATCTTTAGGTATCCTTCGGGACTACGCTGTTCCCATAGCAGATCATATTTGTTTTTTAGTTTTTTGAATTCTGGTACAACCTGCTTTAACACGCCATGCTTGCTTTGTTTGACGCTGATCAATGCTCTAGGTGGTTCAACACCATTGGTAGCATTTGCAATTTGAGCACTGGTCTCGCTTGGCATCAACGCCATCAATGTACTGTTGCGAATACCTGTTTCACGCAGTTGAGCACGAAGTCCGTCCCAATCCATGCGTTCAACGTGCGGAACCAATTCGTCTACATCCTTTTTATAGGTTTGATTTGGAGTAATACCGTGACCGTATTTGGTTTCCATGTTGCCACTTGGTGCACCTTGTTCCGCTGCTAGGTCAGCACTGGCTTTGATAAGATAATAACTCCACGCTTCTGCATACTCATCAATTTTTGCTAGGCCGTCTGGTGTGATACCTTGGTAAGTTAAATCATGTTTGGCCATCCAATAGGCAAAGTTAATAATACCAATACCAATAGGACGTCTCTTTTCTGTGCTGAGTTTGGCAGCAAGAATAGGATAGTTTTGATAGCTTAACAACACATCCAAACCACGAACTGCTAATCTACAAATACGCTCAAAGTCTGCAGGTGTTTTAACATTACCCCAGTTAATGGCGGAAAGGGTGCAAAGGCTAATTTCTCCCTCCGGATCATTTAAATCATTTAGCGGCTTGGTGGGCAGATCAATCTCTGCACAAAGATTGCTTTGTCTAATAGGTGCAAGTTCAGGCAAGAAACTGCCGTGGTCATTTGCATTGTCTACGTTTTGTAGATAGATACGGCCTGTGTTTTTACGCTCTTCCATAAAGCTACTAAACAAGTCGATAGCCTTAACAACCTTTTTACGAAGGCGTGTGTTGCGTTCTGCTGTTTCATACAACTCTCGGAAACGATCTTGATCTGCAAAAAATGCCTCGTACAAACCAGGAACGTCATTAGGCGAGAAAAGAGTAATATCGCCTCCAGTGATTAGTCTTTCGTACATCAGCTTGTTAAACTGTACACCGTAGTCCATGTGTCGTACACGAGTTTCTTCGGTGCCTTTGTTGTTTTTTAGCACCAACATCTCTTCTGCTTCAAGATGCCAAATTGGATAGTAAATGGTTGCTGCTCCGCCACGTACACCGCCCTGGCTACAGCTTTTTGTTGCTGCCTGAAACATCTTGTAGAATGGAATGATACCTGTATGATATGCATCGCCTTTGCGTATAGGCGAACCAATTGCACGAATGGCTCCACCACCAATGCCAATGCCAGCCTTTTGACTTACATACTTAACAATGCTGCTAGAAGTAGCGTTGATACTATCAAGGCTATCAGCAGATTCAATAAGGACACAACTACTAAATTGTCTTTGCGGGGTGCGAACACCAGCCATAACAGGAGTAGGTAAGCTAATATCGTGAAGACTAATTGCATCGTAGTACTCTTTGATCCACTTTAATCTTGTTTCTTTTGGATAGCTATAGAACAATGTTGCTGCAATGAGGATGTAGCACATTTGCGGAGTTTCAAATATTTCTCCAGTGACTCTGTTTTGCACTAGATACTTGCCACGCAACTGTTCCATCGCAACGTAGGTTAGCGTTTCATCACGTTCGTGCTTGACGAAACTGTTGATTTTTTCCCATTCCTCATTGTTGTAGTATCCGATTAGATCAGGGTCATAAAATCCACGCTCGGTATTACGCTCTACCAGTTCTTTTACTGTGCATGGTTCGTAACCACCATAGACTTCCTTGCGTAAACCATAGTTGATAAGTCTTCCGCCTACATATTGATAGTTAGGAGTTTCTTCTGAAATCAGATCTGCTGCTGCCTTGATAAGTGTTTCTTGAATTTCACTGGTTGGCATGTTGTGATAAAATTGTATCTGACTTTTGATTTCTACCTCGCTTGGACTAACACCTGTAATATCTTCACATGCATAAAACACTACCTTATGAAGTTTTTCAATATCTAATGGTTCTTTGCGTCCATCACGCTTGGTAACTTGAGTCATCATTATATCCTTTTTTTTCTTTTTGCAACAATGAAATATTTATTGATCGAGATTTAGACAGTATTTTGTTTCGAGTCTAAGTTTTTTTGGTAGTTCGGTTGATTCAACAGCCTTGCACATATCGTAACCTATAACTTTATCACCAAAAAATAATAGATACATTGACTTGGACTTTTCACTATCGGTACAGATATGTATCTCGGCAGTAGCATCAGAAAACCTTGTAGTTAATTTCAAAGTGTAAAAAATTCCTAACAATTTTGCAAAGTCGCAATATTTGTTTTCTAGAAGCAGTTGCCAAGGATCCAACCATGTGTCTTGGCTCCAAGGATCTACTTGGATATTAACCATAGGTGCTTGTGAATACAAGTCTATTGTATCTTGAATTGGTGTTTCTGAATTTTCTAACCGGTTTCTAAATTCTATCCAGGCACGAAGCCGGTCATCAAATTTTTTATCGAACATTAAGATTTGACTCTAATTGTATATGTCATTTTATCAGTTGCAACGCCTGCAGAGTTTGTTGCTCTAACACTAACAGTATCTATACCGCTAGCCCCGCCGTAGTCTACTAGGCTCGCAGTAAATTGTAGTGCAACACTAAACACAGACGGATCTAGAGGATCTCTAATCATAAAATTGTAGGTATCAACTAGGTGTACTTGCTTATCCACAGTACTGGATGGTAATAGATTACACACTAACTCAATGGTTCCTTCGCGTACAATGTCGCTGTCATCTTCGGTGTAAACATAGTCAACAAAAATTGTACCACTTTCCACAACAGGAAACTTTAGTAATTCGATTGGTACTAAACTTTGTCCTATTGAAATTTGATTGGCATAAGCATTTCTATACAGTGTTCTACCAGATACTTCAGGAATGTAATCTTTTCTATAGCCATCAGCAAGGGTGTCGTTTGGTGTAAGATCTTGTGTTCTTTCAAAGAAATCCATATCACTGACATTGGTTACACCAGCAAAGGTAATCACAGGTGTAACGCAGACGGTGCTTGCTCCACCTCTGTTACCAACACCAAAAAACTTGTTACTTTTGCTGGTGTTGTATTCACCATTAGTAACCAAAATACCTTCGTCGTCTATCATATCAAATGTGCAATTTTCTATAGTGTTAAACAGTGGACCAGTTATTTGACCTGGTGAACCAATAACACTGTTTTCACCAAACGCAAATCCAAACTTTGCTAGATAAAGATTGCAATCTCTCCATGTGTTTTCTTTAATATCATAATCACTATACACACTGTAATGGAAACTGTCAATCTCAATATTAGAGAATTTATTGTATTTTGTTTCCACTGTGCCAGCACTGGTGTTTCTATTGCCTAGTTTGATTCCTATCAGCAATGCATCAGCACCGCCTGTGGTCCATGTGCCTTTGAGTCTTATATTGCTGAAATCACTGTACACGCAGTCAACGATATCCAATGCAGTTGCACTGGCATTCATTACAATACTAAAGTCACTCATCTTGATATAACGAGCTTGATTAGGAAAGCTATCATCATATGGTGTAGTGGTTTCTGCGTCTCCGGTACTGTTTACTGTTTTAAAAACACCAGCAGTGCTTGATATAAAAATAGTTTTTTCTTTGCCTGCACCAACTATAGTTGTGTAAGGAGGTAATTCAATAGGTTGACTGATCACATAGGTACCTGGTCCAAAATACAGTATAGCCCTGTTCACAGTACTGCCGCTTAGAAATAATGCATCAACAGCCGATTGAATTGCTGTTGTTTGATCAGTGCCATTACCGCTTGCACCAAAACTAGATACTGCAACAAAATCGTCCAGTCTCGATTGCAGACTACGTCTTACAGGTGAACTGATACCCCAAATGCTAGTATCTGGTTTGTAGGCATATTGTTCAGCTAAATCAAAAATGTTATCGTGTTCGGTTAAGACTTTGGTGTTGCCTACACTAGGAGCACCTTCGCTGACAGCACCATTACCTATGAATAATTCTTGAGTATCGATAGCCCAACCAATTTCACCAGATGCTAATTGGGGCATACCGGTTGATGTTAGTTTACGACCTCTTCTGTGCTGGATGCGAGAAATTTGTACAATTGCCACTTCAATACTCCTAGTGTTTACTAGAAGTATTTATGCGTATTTCTCGTAATATTGATACACTCTATCCCACCATTTATGGCTCCATTCGTCAAAGTCATCTGGCCATAAATCAAATTGTTGGTACTCTAGATTGCGTGAACACATGAATATATGTCCTTCACGTATGTTGGTACCGTGTATTTCATTGTGAGCAAGAGCGTATGCTGTTAGCTGAAGGAAGTAATCCTCTACCCACTCTGCTTTTTTTGGTTTGTTGGTTTGTTTAAAATCTAAAATGCACGGATTGCCTTTGTATAATCCTACAAGATCCGTTGTTCCTGCATAGAGTTGCGGGATGTACAATGGAACTTCGCTGCCCCAAATTTCATCCACATCATCGAGTGCATGTACTTTGATTGCTGTAGCCATAGCATGTGCTTGCTGAGCATAAGGATTGCCGCCTGCTACGGGCCACGTACCTGTGTCAATGTAATCTTCTAGATACTTGTGCATCCGGGTACCAACTCCCGCAGCCTCAGTGGTTATCTCTTGAGCCTTTTGTTCGCCAACTCTTCTACGCCATTCAATAAGGTGTGTTTGATCTTTGGTTGCACCTAAAATAGTTGTAACGCTTGCTACAGGAGGGCCGCCAGGAGTTTCGTATCTGCGTTTACCGTTTACTTCTACACGTTTTAATTTTGCATATGTGAATTTGTTTTTAATTAGAGACATAACAAATTATAGCATTACAAATCTTTTAAGTCAACAGCTTTCTTTGCCATATTCTTTACAGTGTTTTTTCTCTTTGTAGCTTTTGTCTGTATATCGTCTACTTCACTGGTTTTAAGAGTAATGCCTTGATCGGTAAAATCTTTGATAATAGTTTTTATACGTGAATCGTTGTCATGCAGGTTCTTAAGGCTTTCATAATCAAACTGCGGAGCACCAACATTCATCATATATTGATTCAATTGGTCAAAAGAAAACTCTACAACGCCTTTATCTTTTAAGAGATTTAAGACTCTGTAGAGTTTATCTGCTTCAACAGAAGCTTCTGTTACTTTTTTTTTGAAAGGCTTGTTACTAGCTTACGGCCATTAACATTTTCTTTGGTAACTTTTTTAACGATTCGTTGAATACTTTCACGTTTTGCACGATCTGCAGGTTCGTCTCCGCCTGTTGCTGGCTCTGCTGCACCAAAGTCGCCTTCGTCGTCAACAGGTGCATCCATCATATCAGCGTCAGCATCTACTGGAGGTTCCATGTCACCCATGTCACCCATGTCATCAGTTCCCATCATGTCAGCTGGTTCACCTTCACCAGTGAGTTGGCTAACTCCGCCATTTAGAGATGTACGTGTTGAGTCCAGTGCGGTGTAAAGACTATCAAGACCTGGTTTTACCATGCCAATAAAGGCATCTGATGCAGCTTGACCCATTTCGTCTCTGATAGCATCTGCTAGTTCTAACATGCTTTCAGTCTGCATTTCTGCTGTATCTTCCATCCAGCCTGTAACACGGTCAACCATTTCCTTGGCTGCCATAACAAGCTCTGCGTGATCTTCAGCACCTTCTTTGATTTTCTTTTTCTTATCCTTGACGGCTTTCTTCATTGGCTCTTTTTTGTTGCCGTCTTTGTCCATGTCAAGGAAGTCTGGCTTTGCACCCTCGTCAATTCCACCACGCTCACTGATTGCAGCGTTTAGAACATCAAGCATCATTTTAGATTTTTGATAGGTTTCATTTTGAACACTGTCAAAGCTTTCATTGGTCTCAACTTGTGATAGCTGTGTACGTATTCTGTTACGTGCATCTTGAAGTTGTTCAAGTGTGAACTTGGTCAAACTTAGTTTAGTGCCAAAACGAGCTGCCATGCTTTCGTTTAGCTTATTTGCAGTTACTGGCTTTGCGAATTCTCTTACTTGCATTTTTAAAGTTCCTGATAGTTGTTAAATTTATTTATCTAATATTTTCAAAGATAAATCGATCTAGATGTTGTTTTGCAATTTCAATTTTTTGTGTGGCGATCTCAAGGCGAGAAGCCAATATATGTTTTTTAAAATCAGCAACTGACCCTTGCATACTGGCAGTATAAAAAACACTGTCGTTGGTGTGTTTTTCTATAATACGATCTTGATATCGCAAAGAGTGATACGAAACGTTTTTTAAATAGGCTTGGGCAATTGCAACTGCACCACGCTTTGTGTATGCAACTTCGATTGTTTTGTTTGTTTCAGTATCAACAACTAGGTATCCAAGACTTTTGCTTGGACGGATAATAACTTTGCCAATTCTTACTACACCGCCCTTTACCACAGGCAGATTAAATTCATTTATTTCAAAATCGACAATTTTTTCTAAGTCGTTGATAGCTTCTTTAAGACTTTTCATTTTGCATAAACACCGTTGACCCTTGATATCTAACTTTTGTAAGTAGACTTTTTCGCACTAAGTTTTCTGCGACAGTAGCTTCTCGTTCGCTAAGAGTTTCAATATAGCATGGTTGCTTGATCTTGTCAAGCAAATGTCTTTCTTCATTGCTTGTAAAAACACTAAATTCATTAATAAGATCATTTAGTTTCATATTGCTATTGACTTCTTTATGTCTTTTCTTTTATAAGTTAGTTTGTTAGGTTGATTTGGATTACGATGTCCGTCAGGGTTTTCAATTTCTACTTCGTCCCCCTTGACTGCTGTTATTCTAAAATTTTGTGATCTTCCGGCTCCTGTAGGCAACGGGATTTGTTTTCCGGGTTGTATTGCTTTGTCTATTTGTATTTCTGCTTGGGTAATGTCAGCAGGCTCAGGTGTTTGTTGTGTCTGTTGTTGCACAGTACCTTTGGTTTTTACAGTTCCTACAGTACCCGTTGTCTTTGTTTGTTTATTGGTAACACTGGCATTTTGTTTTGCAACGGCTAGACTGTTGCTATTGGTAATTAGAGGTATTACCTCGTCTAATTTTTGTTCTAGAGTGATAAATTCTGTGGCTCTCATTTTTTTCTACTCTTTCCGCGACGTGGTGTTATGCCTTTGTTTAGTTTTTGAATTCTGCTGGTTGTTGGACGTTTCATTGTAGCGGCACGTTTTATAGATTGTGACTTACCTTTGGTTCTGCGAGTATTTTTTAATTGTAAGCTTTTCTTTTGATTAACTCTTGTTCCGCAAGTACTGGGTTTTGCAACCACACGCCCTTTTTTAGGACCATCAGTACAACGATAACGTCTAACGACTCCTTTTTTACTGCGTCCCCAAACTTGTGTATAGCCTTCTATGATCTCTACTACTTGCATTACTTGTTCAACGCCTGTACTCGTTTGCTTGCAGGATTTACACGCTTGGTTCGTCTAGCCTTACGACTCATGCGATCGCCAATTCTAGCTTTTACTTTTTTAAATCTTGCACTCTGCTTAAAATCCAAAGGGGCAAAACATTGTTGAGCTTTGCTCACAATTCTACCATGACGGGTGCCGCCGCTGCAACGGTACTTGCGTACAACCTTATTACCGGCACGACCCCATATTAATTTTTCATCTATTTTTTGATCAAAAACTTCACGTAACAACATAAAGTTATTTATCGTGGAAGTTACATTTGCATTATAACAACGACAACAGTGCTCAACAATCCTGCTACTATAGTTCCAGCAGCACCTATAATTACCTTGGCCAAGCTGTTTTGACCTGCTTTCATATCATCAGCAATGGTATCTAATTTTTCTTCTACCTTGGTTAGACGTTTGTCTAATGCTTCATAACGGATTGCACACAAGTCCACATGTGCTTCTAAACTAGTTCTTTCAAGATCAGTGGTCGACATTTAACACTCCATTGGTTCGACAGGAAAAAGCCTTTTCGTAGTACCTATTAAATGCCTAAGTTATTTCTAACTCATTTATTTATCTTAGATGTGTTTTCTAAAGGTATTACAATTGTATTTTTTGCCCTAGCGTCTTTGGTTTGGAAAACCGATAGGTCAAAGAAAACCGATTCATTTAGGTTAGGAATGAATGGTACGTAATTTAAATCATCTAGTACAAGTTCTAAGATGTTTTCTAGACTGCTTTCATAGCTGAAATTTAGCTTCCACAGTTGGTTGTTGCCATGGTAATCTTCTCCAAACCCATAATGTTCAGCATCGTCAAAAAAACTCTTAGGCTCACTGTCTACTACTGCATTGCTTCGTAGACTCAGTGTTTGCAGCACTGTTAGAAAGTTTTGTTGTTGCTTTTGTTCGAACATATCATGTCCTCGACGGGCGTTGGTTTGAGTTATGTCAACAAGGGTTATCAATTGGAAAATCATACAGTATTTAACGGTCACAAAAAAAGGGTCCGCAAAATGCGAACCCTTTGTTGTAATTTAACTTAAATTACTTTGCTGGTCTAAATACTGCAACAATAGCTAATGTTGTCAGTGTTGATGCAGCATTGAAATCAGTAACATCAAAATCTTGTGTAGTCTGAAAACGGATTAATGCTACAGTGTCAGCGGTAAAATCAAGAGGTGTTCCATCTGCTGTGCCAAGACCTGCCCATGTACCTGCTGAGCTACCATCAGTATTTGCTGGTGTATAATTGTTGGTAGTTAGATAGTTGTAAACTTCTTTTAATTTTGCGTTGGTAAGTGTACCAGCGTCAGCAGTGATACTTAGGATATACTCCTTACCAGCATCTGAAGTATTGATTGAAAACTTTTCGTAGTTAGCACCAACTGTAGTTGCACCAATTGCTACGCTTGTTACGTCTGCCATTTTAATTCTCCTTACTCTAAATGACAATCCACGCTCAGTGGATCTTGTATAATGTATTTAGTCAAGAGTAGTAAAATAGGGGTAATATGGCTTAAAAACGCAATTAAATCATTCTTACACTGTTTAGACTTAATCCACTGAGTTGTTTAATGCGTTCTAATTCAGCACTCTCAGTGGGCAGTTCGCTCCAGTCAGGGTTTTGTTTTAGATCTGCTAGCATACTGTTGGCTTTGTTGCTAGGCAATGCTGCCATAATACTTTCTACACTGCCTAGATCTCTAGCACTGGCATTTGGACCTATGATCATTTTTGCAATCTGGTCCATGTCTCTGCTGATAACTTCTTTGGTCTGTGCATCAACCAGTCCTTTGAATGCACTCCAGTTGTATCCTGCTTGTTTGCTCAGCCACCAAATAGCCAATTGCTTGTTCTTACCTTTGTAGGGAGATCCTTTGGGCAAATCATGTACGTGAAACTTGCTGACCAATTCAGCATGAGGAACTACCATTAGGTCAACTTGGTGAGCAGTGTCATCAAGCACCACTTTCACATGTACGTTAACACCGCTTTTGGCAGTTTCAAATCCAGATTGTTGAAGCATTTTTTCAAGGGCAATTTTGATGTCTTTGGGCGACGAGATCTTAAATTTTTGTGCAAGAACATCTTGGTCAATCATTACGTCAAGATCGCCGCTTTTCTTACCAGCGGTTGGAGTTGCACCACTGCCGATAACATGCCCTTTGATTCCTATCTTGGCAAGAATAGGATTGAGTTGTGCCATCATTGCAGGGATATCTTTTTGATCAAAGTCACTGGTGCCTTGGAATACATTGCCGCCCATTATTTTTTGCTCTCCATTATTTTGTCAACACCGCTTTTGAATTTCTTCGGATTGTTACTTCTAATTGCATTTAGGAAACGCCTTTCTAAATCTAAGGCAGTATCCTCAGGGTAGCTCTCATGTATCTTTGAAAGTAAATTAATTGCACTTTCAATAATATTGTTACCAGTAGTTTGTATAAACTCGTCACTGAAACCTCTACGTCCGATTGTGCTGAGTTCTTCTAAAATTCCTCTAGTTCTTTTCTTCATTGCAAAATTCCCTTACTGTATTTAGTATGGTCTATCAATAAATAAGAACATAAGTGGGGGCGTAAAATGATAACAGAATTAAATTTCAAGGAACGTAGCCTATTATTTGCTAGATTAGCACAAGTTTCCTATTGTAATGAAAGAGAAGCCAAAAGTCAAGCAAAAAAATTAGGTTTTAACAGCACTAAACTCTATGATAAGCATGGAGCTCAAGCCTACAGATTTCAAAACAAAGAGGATATGGTAATAGTATGTAGAGGAACAGAACCTACTTGCTTTAACGATATCCGAGCAGACCTAAAAGCCGTGCCAGTTATGGCTGAAACCATCAGTAGAGTACACAAAGGTTTCAAAGAAGAAGTAGACGATTTGTGGCCTATGATACAAAAAGATTTACTTGACAAACCTGTATCACAAAAATTATGGTTTGCCGGACACAGTCTTGGTGCTGCAATGGCAACCATTATGTCTAGTCGCTGTTTATATTGCGAGAAACTACCCGATCCTGAAGAACTTTACACGTTTGGTTCACCACGTGTAGGTTGGCGTGGATATGTTGTGCATCTTGGTGTACAACATCATCGCTGGGTCAACAACAATGATGTTGTGACAAGAGTTCCGCTTGCATTGATGGGCTATAGACATCACGGTACAGAACACTATATGAACGCCTATGGACAGGTACGCAAAAACACAGGATGGCAGCGTGTAAAAGATCGTTGTCGTGGTATGTGGATGGGTGTTAAGAAAGGCAGTATTGACAACTTTTCTGATCACAGTATGGTCAATTATGTTGCAAATATAGAAGCATGGAACAAGGAGCAGGGTTAACCCTGCTCCTTGAGTATCTCAATTACTTGTTAGCCCACTCTTCTTGAGTTGCTGCTAGTTCTGGATCAGGAACAAGACCGTATTGTGCTAGAGCACCGTCTGGACCTGCCATTTCATCACTTACGAAGAACTGTACATACTCTCTAAGTCCTGGAATTACTTCAAGATGTGCATCCTTAACATAGAAGTAAAGCGGACGGCTGATTGGATAATCACCGCTTGAGATTGTTTCTACGCTAGGAAATACGCCGCTGACTGTAGCAACTTCTAGCTTGTCAGTGTTGTTCTGATAGAAGCTAAGACCAAACACGCCAAGTGCTGTCTTGTTTGCATCTAGACGTGCAAGTGTTTCAGTATAGTCGCCGTCGATGTCAATTGCTGCACCATCAGTACGAACCTTAACGCAAGCCTTCTTCTGATCGTCGTCTAGCTTTTCAACACCTAGTACTGTTTTACAACCATCTTCCATAACCTTTACATCAAACACTTCACGTGTGCCATGCTTGGTACCTGGAATGTAGGCAAGGATTTCTACCGCTGGTAGAGCAGGATCGACATCGCTCCAAAGTTTTGCAGTGCTGTCAGCATGTAGTGCAGTGTACAGTTGAACTACTGTTAGATCGTCAATGTTGAGTTGATCAATGTTAGATGCAAATACGATACCATCGTAGCCAATTCTAACTTCTGTAATCTTGCCAACTGCTTCTTCGCACTTGGCCCATTCTTCTTCTTTCATCTTTGAACTGCTGTTAGCAATATCAACTGTGCCTTCGCCTACGCCTTCGCATAGTTTCTTACGACCTGCACCCGAACCGCCACCTTCAACTACCGGTGATGGAAATTCAAAGTTTTCGCCAAATGCTTCTGCAACAATGGTTGCATATGGAAGAACTGTGCTTGAGCCTGTAACCTGTACGTTGTCACGGGCAAATGCACCTGTGGCTGTTAGGGCTACCACTGCCGCTGCTGTTAGTAATGTTTTCATGTGTGTTATCCTTTTGTTAACAAAATAAAACGCAAGGAGACTGTTTCTCTGTGTGAGGTTGTGTATGTGTCTGTGTCTCATTACGCTATTATTTAAAAGATAATGTAACATAAAAGTGTAACAGATTTATGAAGATTTTATCAAACATTTAAAAAACCATTCTCAGGTATGCATTTTCTTGCAGGGCGATATGCAATAATCACGCTCGGTTTTGTCAACATTTTATGTTAAATATATAGTTAATGCTGCAAGTGCAGCATTTCACACATATATAGAGAGAAAAAAATGTTAACACTAAAACTATTCAACGACTGGGTACATTTACTGTCAACTAGACCTTCAGACAAGGATCTAGCAACTTGGGCCCGTATCGAATACAAAAAAGATTCACTTTACGCTTATCACTACATGCTTGAGCATGGTGTTGCTCCCGGAGCAGGAGCAAGATAATGATTGAAAAGTTTAAAACTTGGCTTGCTCGTCATAGAGTGTATAAGCAAACTCTTAGAGAGTTAAATTCGCTTACCTATCACGAACTGCGTGATCTCGGTCTTGCACCCGAAATGATTCCGGTGGTTGCCAGCGAAGCTGCTTACGGAGCAAGACAATGATAGGTACAGTAATGCTTAAAAACATGTTCAAAGATATACTCAACACTCGTACTGAAAAGCAGTTTGTTGAAGAATACCTAGCTGACAGTATCAGCCTAGAAGATTTAGAACGCAGACAGCGTTCCATCAGCAGAGGTGAAGCACCTTGGCAGATTAGAGCAAATCAAAACTTGAAGGGGTGGATATAATGTTAGATCCAGATCACAGTTATCTTCGCGATAAGAACGAAAAAAAACCCGGCGGCAAATGATGTGGCAACGCATTATTAACTTATTTGAACGTACAGGTCGTGCTAGAGCTGCTGCTGAACTAGCACGTCAAGGACGTCATGATCTTGCTCGTAAGATCATGCTAGGTGAAGGAGACATCTGATGTCACATATTCCGTACTACGGTGAGGATTCAGCACCAAAAAAAGATCATAAGCCTGTTGACAACACTAAATAATTTTGCTATAATATTAGCACATTCACACACATACACAAGGAGAAAAGCTATGAATGATGTAACTAAACAATTTGAACAGATGACAGAAGTAATGAAGAGCATGATGCCCACTGTCAAGCCAAACAAGAATGGCTACGAGATTCGTACCAAAGTTCTAGAGTTTGCACAGAACCAGGTATGGCAAGACTATCACGCAAAATGGGGTGCTTTTGAAACCAGTATTTCAAAAGAAAATGGCGAAATTGTTACCAAGGTTGCAATGCCAGATGCTCCGGGCACTGAGAAAGTACTAGAAGCTGCTGAAAAGTTTTATGAGTTTGTAAGCGGCGTTAAAAATAAATAAGTTATAATAGTTATTTAAGATGTCAGGGCATAGCCCTTTATTAATAATATGAAGCAAGCCCCTCGTAGTTTACACTGCGGGGGGTGAATCTTTTTAACGCTGTTCAATCCAAGTCATAGCAGCCAGTGCCGCTTTGTTAGTGTTAGGGCAGGCTATAGCTAACGTCAAAGTGTCACTGACTGTGCCCATACTGCCACGGCCGAGTTGATATTCTGTGTTTTGATCCAATCTAATGCCGGTGCCGCCGCTGCCAATAACGAATCCACTATCAATATCAATGCCGCCGGTATAACTGGTAGCACTGACGTCATACTGTGTAAATGCGTTGGTGTCAGGCATGTTCACAAAGTTTGCACCAGTCAGTGTAGCATTGCGAACCAGTTTATAAAACACCGATGTGTTGTCCACAGTAGCCGCTTGGAAGAATGTGGGCAATACAATACCTTTGAGTGCAGAACTTTTTAATCTAATGCTGAGTATAGGATAGAAGGTGTTGGAACTGGCCATGGTCCTACCAGTAATAGGACTGGTAATGTTCTGTGCAATACCCATTTTAGTTGGGGTACCTTCTGATATAAGACTGTTGGATCCTTGATAGAGATAGTGTGTGCCTGCCACCCCTGTGAGATTTTCAATCTCTAATCTAATAGGCAGGAAAGGCGTTGAACTCCATGGTACAGTAGATATGTTTCCGTGATTAAAGGTGTGTATTATGTGTGTAGATCCGTTGATCACAAAACCTACAACAACCTGTCCAGCACCATACCACTCGTAATCAAAACTCACCATCTGTACTTTGGTGGGGTCAGCAGTGATACCATCTACTCCTAACCCATCTAATTTATCGCCGTTCCATTGACTGCGAGGAATACGATTTTCAACCAAGCTGCCCGATGTACTGGTACGCACCACCACGTTGTATTCTGGTAAGCCGTCCGCACCTATGACTCCTGCATCTTCAAAGAAAAAACCGTTGGCATCGTCATAAAGGCCAAAGCGTCTGCGTATACCTGTTACTGGTGTTTGTAATCTAACTGCATAGGTCAGTGTGCTACTACGTCCCGGTATATATCGCATCACATTGCGAGTCTGTCGAGTAACCTTGGCTCCTTGTGTGCTGTCCACTGCCATGTCTATCCAGTTGGTATTACTATTCCAAGTGGCAGATCCGCCTGAGACAGTGCTTTCATCCCACACATCTGTTTCTTTGCCGTATTGGAATGTGTTGAAGAAGTCAGTGGTGTAGGATGATACCTTCATACGATTCTTGCTGGTGTAACCTGCTTGGCTGTCTATGGTCCTCAGGGTTGGTCTACCTTCAGTATCATACTGCATGGCCATGGTTAGATCGTTGGTATTGGGTTCGTAACTGTGAATGTAGTTTGTGCTGTTGGGATTTAAATTAGGCATTATGGCACCAACAATAATTTTGTTAAGCCAGACCCAATAGCGGCTGTATTAGATCCACCATATGGATTAGCACCGGCTGTTGCAGTCAATGCACTGGTAGGCACTGTAAAGTTACCAGTATAAACTGCTAAGCCTTTTACTAGACGGAAGTTTGTTATTTCTCCAACAAAAGCAGCGTTGGTGGCAAAGGTATTGGTATTGCCTACCACAAATGCTGTAGAACTATCATTGATGTTGTCTGTGTTGCTAACTGCACTTCCTCTCAGTGTACCGTCTCTATAAACACTAAGCGTAGTGCCGGATCTAACCACTGCCCAATGATACCAAGTGTTTGTTGTTGTAGCACTGGCACTGCTATAATCTGTGTCGGCATCGCCGCCGCTCCAGAAATAGAATGTTCCTGATTCAATACTAACACCAAAGTCAATAGCAGGATAATCACCTACGGTAAACACACGTTGGAATTGTGCCAATGTGCTTTGACGACCAAACCATTCTACTGTAAAGTCTCCAGTCCCCACAGCCCAATCTGTGCTGGCCGGTGCTGTAATGTAACTGTTAACTGAACTGATAAAGTTGTAACTGTTGCCGCCTCCACCGAATGGACTCTGTGCTGTTACTGTTACTGCTGAACCAATGGTCAGTGTTGGATTAGCGAATGGTGCACTTGGACTGCCGGTCCACGGTCTACCTGGCAATAATCCGCCACTGTTGGAATTATCGACGACGGTGTTTCCCACATACTTTGTAGGCAAGCTATCTCTGTCGTATTCGTTTAGAATTCTGTAATATGGTGTATCGGTAGAACTATCATCAGCTGGCCCTCCTTGACGCTTTCTCTGTGCTATATCCAGTTTCTGTACCTGTCTAAACTCTCTGCTGCCGTTTTGGTTGGTTGTACAAAGTATAGTATCTCCGTCAACAATACCTAAATCTGCTACACTGGTACTGCTGTCTCCGTAGGTGATGCTCAATGTATTATTTGGATCACCGAGTTTGCTGATTGTATAATAGTTGGTGTCTAATCCTTCGTCAGTGGCAATAGCAGTGATAAGGTCGTCTATGGTTGTGGTATCATCAAACCCTGTGATACTGCCAAGTGCTCCTGTAAGTCCTTTGTAGGTTAGATCAATACTTGCCATTATTCATATCCTCTCGGATCTTTGACTCTTATATCTTTAGGATGCTTGATACCGTTTGGTCCACCGCCTACATCGGTTGTAACGCTAGCCACATCTGTAACTATTTCGTTGGGTGTATTGCTGTATTGTACAGGAACGTCTCGATTTGCAAGCACCTGATGTATTTGTCGAAATCTAGATACTAACTCTCCGTCTGCGTTTGGTGTAGGCAACAGTTCAGGAGCAGACTGCGTAAAACTGTGACCACCATCCACTTGATCAATCAAATCCAATACGTTTCTAATTAAATCAGTAGCTCTCATTGTATACCGCCCAGTCGCTTGATAGTTTCTAACTCATCTGACTTTTTGTTCTTGTTCATATAAGCAAGAATGTTTTCATAATCGTCCATGGTTACCACACGGTCTTGACTAATGCGGGTGACTATCTCCGTTATAAAATGCAAATCAGCATCATCCTTGACTGCTTCACGTGCTAATTCCATCAAACGCAAGAATAGTGCTACATTTAATCGTATAACATCATCTTCCATAACAATTCTCCTGTACTTTATTTATGGTTAAATACTGCATGTTGAGACGTATTACAAATTTTTGGAACGAATGGACAGAAACCTACAATGATCTATTCAGCGGAAACTTAGTGTATCTAAGTTCTTACGATGGCAACATAGTTTGGGTCCTTGATCTAGAAGAAGAATATTCAAAAAACAAAGAGAAACAAGATGAAATTAAGTAAAGCACTGTGGTTTGCCACTGGTATACTGTCTATAGGCGTAGCATTTATAGGCGTTGTAGTTCCGGGTATTCCGTGGAGTACTCCTACTGTGATAGCAGCATATTGTTTTGCTAGAAGCAGTGATCGTATGCACAATTGGTTGTACAATCATCCAAGATTTGGTCCTTTCTTAACAGGTTGGCAAGAAAAGCGTATATTTCCACAACGACTGAAATATCTAATGTTGGTCACAATGCTATCCACTGTGTTGATCACATGGTTAGCAACTGGCAACGATCTTGCTGCACTGTGGACAGGTGCATTCATGATACTGGTTGCTGTTTGGGCATGGAGATATCCCAGCAGTGAAGAAGAATATCGTCGTAGAGTTGACGCAGGCAAGCGAGTTGCGTGGCTACGATGATTGATAAGACTCCATTCCAATCGCTGATTGCCGAGCTCAAATCGTCGGGCAAATACCGAGTGTTCAATGACATAGTTAGGGAGCGTGGCGACTTTCCACGAGCCATTTGGTATGGCAAATATGCGATCAAGAATATCGTAAACTGGTGCAGCAACGATTATTTAGGAATGGGTCAACACAGAGTGGTAATTGATGCAATGCATACTGCACTTGATCAAACAGGTGCAGGCAGCGGCGGCACCAGAAACATAGGCGGCACCAGTCATTACCACGTGGCATTGGAACACGAGCTTGCGACCTTGCATAGCAAAGACGCTGCATTGCTGTTTTCCAGTGCCTATGTCGCAAATGAATGGAGTCTGATTGCTCTAAGCCAAATCGTTCCCAACATTGTGTTTTTGAGTGATAGCAAAAATCACGCAAGCCTCATACAAGGTATCCGACACAGTGGTGCAGCCAAAGTGATTTGGCAACACAACGACATGAGTGATCTAGCTGCTAAACTGGCCCAGGTCATCGCACAAAACCAAACCCCCTGCATAGTGTTTGAGTCCGTGTATAGCATGGACGGTGATGTAAGCCCAATAGCAGACATTTGCGATCTTGCCCAGCATTACGGTGCAATAACCTATATCGATGAAGTCCATGCTGTGGGATTGTATGGCCAGCATGGAGCAGGGTACTTGGAAAAACTGGGTCTTCAAGATAGAGTAGATATTGTCAACGGAACGCTGGGCAAGGCCTACGGCGTTACAGGAGGTTATATAGCAGCGGACAGGGAAGTCATAGACGGCATCCGCTCAGTGGCAAGTGGGTTTATCTTTACAACCAGCATGTCACCAGTTCTTTGTGCAGGTGCGTTGGCCAGCATAAAGTATTTGCGAGATCACAACGATCTTCGTGACCAGCATCAGGCTGTTGCAGCTAGGTTCAAAACTCGTTTGCAAGAAGCTGGCATTGAGACACATGATAAAGCCTGTACTCATATCATTCCCGTGATGATCCGTGACGCCAAACGTTGCAAGACTATCAGCGATAGACTATTAGATGAACACGGCATCTATGTGCAACCAATTAACTACCCAACAGTGGCAGTAGGTGAGGAGCGATTGCGTTTCGCACCTACTCCACTACATACCGATGCTATGATTGATGATTGTGTACGAGCATTGATAAAATGTCTAGACTAATAACTTTTGGTTGTAGTTTTACTTGGGGGGCAGCACTACCGGACGAAAGCGGTAGTCATCTCGGTGACCCTATCAAAGAAAGCAAACAAAACTGGCCTTACATTCTTTCATACAAACTAAAACGTTCGTTGAAAAATCTAGGAATGTCAGGTGCCAGCAACAAAGAAATTGCTCGTAATGTACTGGAATTTGAATATCAACCAGATGACCTTGTGGTGGTAATGTGGACCATACCATTGAGATCTATTATTTTTAATAAAAAAACTGATCGTAGAGATTACAGATATCATATTAGCAACAATAATCATCCCAAAGATAAGCTATTCTATATGCTGCATTCGGAATTTGATTTAGAATACACCGATATGATGTATGTGGCCAGTGCATTGAGTTATCTAGAAAGAAACAACATTCCGTATATCAACAGCACCATTGGAAATTTTTGGACTATTAAACCTGTGTGGTTTGAATCTTATTGTCCAAAAATTTCCTTTGGTCCAGAAAACATCGTTGATTATGCTTTAGACAATGCCCATCCGGGACTTAGATCGCATCGTCAGATGGCTCGTCAATTCCTAGCCATTGTACCCAGCTAGGGTGACGCACGTCAAAACCAAATTGCTTACGCTTACGCACCAGTTCATAGTATCCTGGTGCATATGGCTTGTATTTGGGTTTCCATTTTGGTCCCATGCTATTGCCTTTTTTGCTGTTGCAAGGGCCACAGGCGGTAACAATGTTTTCCCAGTTGGTCTTGCCGCCACGACTCAGTGGAAGTACGTGGTCCATGGTAGCAACACCTTTGGTCACATTGCATCCGCAGTAGCAGCACTCATACAAATCCCGCAAGTACAAATTAGATTTACTAAAACGTGGCTTGCGGGTTTTGTGTAGGTACTCTTTTAACATAATCACGGCCGGAACCCGCGTTTCCCAGCTCGGACTTCGCACCATCCAGTCATCGTACCATTCTAGCACGTTAACCTTGTCATGGTACATATACATGACAGCCTCTTTCCACTGAACTACACTCAGTGGCAACATGCTCACCGGCAGACCATCAGCATTGATAACTAGTGTATCGCTCATCGTAGTTTTCCTTCAGTTTCAAAACTATTTATACCGTTGTAACTGAGTCTAAACCAAATGTCAATCTCTTTTTTTAGAAAGGTGAGAATCCAATGCCGCTGGCTGTTAGACAAACAGTATTTTCGTCGTAAAAGGTGAACAGTGTCCAAAATCCGTTGTTTTGATTTACCGTGAACAGGGTCTTACCCCAGTAGGCATTGTTGTCTGTTCCTATTATCATTGTTTCGCCACCGAACAATGGATCCTCGCCGTAGTCTAAGCTTTCTTTGAACATTAGATCCGGATGACCGCATACCTGTTGTGTATAAAATGTCTTGTACTCTTTGGGTTGTGCTAGGGCAGTTCCGCCTAGAACCAGGCTGAAACCAATGCTTGCCCAGCCAAGTCTATGCAATGTTCCCATTGTTGATCTCCTTTGTTGTGAAACACTGCATCAATAGGCAAAGTGCTGATCAACCAACTGTCTCGATTGACTTCAAAATCCAGTTGCCCTGGTGCCCAAACGCTTGCTCCTGCAAATAGTCTATATTGCTTGGGTGTGTTGCCTTCTACTAACTTATGTATCATTAGATTGTCGCTGCTGAGATTTAATCCGGTTCCGGTGTACAAGGTGTTTTGACTGTACCATTCATCTGTGTGCAACATGGTAATAGCCCTAATGTTCACAGGACCCCCTGCGTAGATAGGGTTCACACCTCTGGGCACTTGATAGCCTCTGTCCAACACAACATCGGCAAAGTCTCCTGTGCTGGTCTTGTTTACAACTAACCCTGCTGTTCCATTGTCGCTGTCTTCATAAACAAAAACCACACTGCGAGCAAAAAATCCTTGTGTTAACCCTGGTCTAGCAATCAAGAACTTTCCTGCTCTGCTCATGTTAACTCCAATCCGGTAATGGTCCGCCGTATTTCTTGCCCTTCACACGGCCTTTGATTGGTTTACGCTTGTTGCCGCGGTATGTTGCACTTACCTTGCTATCGCGACTGCGTAGTCCTTGACTTCTACAACTGCTCAAAGCACTGGCACCAAGACTCTTGTCAGATCGGTTGGGATCTGAACACAACTTCTTGGTTGCTTTCCATTCTTCTATGTCATGTTCACGGGTGAATAATTCATCTAATCGCATACAATTATTTATCGTATGCAACTATCTGATATGCAGTTTGTTATAAAATTATTCCGCAGGGATACGAAAGGTCAAAGCCTTTCTTGGACCTCTAGTGGTATTCAAACTTACCTCGCCAGACTTTTCAAAATACTCAATCTTGGTAATAGTGGCTGGCTCGTTGTTCTTTCCTACTAGGATAGTTTGACCGAGTTCTAGATCTAGTGTGATTTTGCTTAGACTGCTCATGGGAGTTCTCCTTTGATTACGTATAGATATTTATTGGTTAAATATTCACATGTTATTCGTAAAGAAATTACGCTTCACACAACCTCCGTGGAGAATCATGAATCGGGGAAGAGGGCAAGTGGTGGATCAAACAGATCGTTTGATTGCTACTGTGCCTAAGTCGGGTGCAATACCATTTGAACAACGCGAAGCCAATCTACACCTTATCACCGCAGCACCGGAAATAATGGCAGCTCTACTGGAAGCTGCCTATCATCTAGACAACCTAGGTGTGCCGCTGCGACAGGAATTGTATGATCTAATCAATCGTGTGCGTGGCCCAGAGTTCAAACCTTTGGCACCGAGAATCCCCACGATTGTGCATGACAACGAATCTCCTGCTGCAACTGCCGTAGATGGCCAGCCCAAATCGGCACAGGATCCTGGAACAGATCCGTCAACGCCGCCTGTATCAACAGTCTAGCACGATCACGTCTTTGATCTATTATATCCGCACAGATCTGTGTATCCGAGTTCAACAACCATTCTGCACAACCCACGCTGTCTTCAGGAGGATCGCCAGCAAGATACAATTCAAATCCCCAATCCCTCAAACTGGATCTCACTGATGCTTGCACTGGCTCCACAGGCGTGCCAGCAGCCAATTGTCCCCATAGACTGCCCGAGAATCCTTCAACGTCAGTTAGGTATATGCTGCCCACAGTGGCGATATCGCGATTGGGTTTACGCCAGCCCACTGTGGGCCAAGGTGAACTGTAACCCGCATCAAAGCCCGCATGATACAACACAGGCATCAACGCCTGCCAAGGTTCTGATAGAAAACTCACAGACCAACGCTGAGCCGGACCCAACGGAGGCTGATAACTGCGATACCAAAATACACTGCTGGGTATCTCTTGTGTACGATAAACTATACCCAACCGATCCAACACACCAGTGTCCACCGTATTGAACAATTCCGGTACACGAACCAGCACAGGCTCCACTGCACGATTGGGTCTACAACGAGGTGTATCTAATATATGAATCTGCACTGAATATTTAACAGGTACAATTGCGGCAGTTAGGTGTTCTGATACAACAGATAATCTCTTTGCAACTTCAGCAACGAATCGATTTGACGCTGTGCCCAGGGTCCAACACGATCATAACTGGATTCAAAAGGCAATCGCAAACGACGATGATAACGACGATACAGACTTTGATTGTACAGGGCAGTCGGTCTCCAAGCAGCACTGAGTTCAACTGGATCCTGCTCGGTCAAACGTCGGACTTCTGCAACAAGAGCTCGCCGTCTATGATCGGTATCCCGGATGCTGTCGTAGCTGTAGTCTACTCCAGGTAGATCTCTAAAGCCTCTGTCTCGTAGCCAAGCTTGCACTCCAGCACAACCCCACACCAGAAACGGCTGAGCCACACTCAAACACTGAAATGTCTTCTCCGAAATGTCAAACAGTTCAGTGTTGGTTTCTGTTATCAAACTAAACGCTACAGTGCCAAATGTCTCTACAGGTGGTGCCAACACTGGCAATACACTCGTAGGACCCAGGTTACTCCCCAACCAAGGCACAGTATGCTCACGCCACGGTGACCGCACACTCTCTGGGAAACTCACTGTAGCATACCCAAACAAACCCTCCTCCCACAGTAGATCCAAGAACTGGATTCTGTGTGGTCTGGGATTGTGATTCATACAAACAAAATGCCGTTCGGGTTCGGGTACCACAGTGTCAAACACTGCACTGATCCATAGATAGTAGAGATAACCCACGCCGCCACAAGTGTGCCAAGGACGACAGCCATTCCAATACTGGTACTCAGAAGGCAAACGCAAATTATTCCTGTGTGCAAGTTCTTCAAACCAAAACACTGTTACACTAGTATCCTCCGGGGATACAGTGTGTAAATCATCTTTGTGTAATAATGCAGTAGCCACGAAATATTTAGTGCTAAATACCCGATGAAACCACTCCTGCGATTGATATTTCCTGCTCTGATACTGATCAACTTTGCTTTGGCCGTGAGCAACCTCATCACCACTAGCCGCAACAATGCTATGCTGGAAAGTCTAGTACAACAACTAGATCTGCCCTGATATCACAGCCCAAGCATAACCTGACCGCAACTCCGATCGATCAAACTGCGAATAACTGAGATGTGCTAGCCAAGCAGTCTGGTGATCCTGTTCTGCTGGACGGAGATCTTCCACTGACTCCAAACCACAAGTATACAAACTGGACACTGCACTCTCACCCAATGCTACCACAGGGATACTATGTCGTGCTGCCTCTACTAATGCTACACTACTGTAGCCAACTACACAAAATGCATCCTCACGCAGGTAATCCACAAAACTGTTCCAAATCAATCTATCACAACGATGCGTAGGACGCTGTCTTACACGTATTGGTCTTGAACTGTAACGCTGGATCTCCGCACAAGTGTTCTCAATCCACGACGCTTGTGATCCTAAATCCCATCTATGACAGGCTTTCTCATCCGGCGGTACCAACACTATACTACTACCTTGTGGTATTACTGTAGTATCCACACTCAAACGTTCTAACCTCGCCAAGGGTCTACAGACTATAGTATTCAAGTTTTGATAACTGTTCCGGCTGAGTCTAAACAAACTCTTGTGCTTGCCCGAATCTCCGAAGTATGCACTGTCTGTGTTGTAAAATGATAACCCATGAGCAGTACAATGATCATGTAGACCACGCTTGTAACAGCCTGCCCAAGCACGATCATGTACTGTATCCGCCAGCATGGTCCCCACATCAACAAACACTCCACCGGATCCGCGACACAAGTCATGGATGCCATAGTCATTGCCTGATCGTTCTACACATATGAAATTCATACAGTTATATATCCTTTAGGTTGATTAAACACACCAAGTATAATACAATAACGCTATGAAGTTCACAGAAGAACGCACACTTAAAATCCGAGACAACCAATTCTCCTGGGCGGAATATCGCTGGGACTCAGGATCAGAACTATGGTGCTATCGCAGATGCAGCGAAGGCTTCTTCGCTCGCTATGACCTACCCAGTAGATTCACAGAAGCTGAACGATTGTTGTTAACAATAAAGTATAGTACACAGTAAAGGCCCCGCAATACGGATACCTAAAGGCCCCGCTGTTAGTATATGGTTAAAACAAGAAACACACACAGTACAAAAGGCCCCGCTGTTAGTCATAGCGAATCACACACCACTGAATTAAATTGCGTGCTGAAGATTCCGTTAACCGAAACCACTCACCACGAACACGCAGATGGTTTATATCCCTATGCAACTCTCGCTCTAGTATACGTGCATCTGATGATACTGCCTCTGTGTGTACCAAAACGAGAACACTGCTGCTGCCTGTTTGTAACTCACGTAGACGACTGACTGGATCAGAACTGTAACCCAACTTGATTAAACCTGTGGTGGTGTCTTTGATAGCATACAAATACATTGCACACATACTTAGCGAGTCAACTGCACATACACCACAAAGGGCGGCTAGAGATCTCACAGTAGAAGTGTGTACAAAGGCAAGAGCTTTACAACACTATACACTGTATACACACACTGTCAAGAGAACTTTTATACACTGTAAACAAAGGTGAGAATCGTTGAGACTAAGGTGAGAAGTAGTGAAAAGTAGTGAAAAGTATTTGAACTATGCCTCTCAAGACCTCAACCTCAATCTGATTTTTCTACTACAAATCCTTGAAAAGTTTAGAAAATCTCAGATCAACCACGTCATACGGTGTCTAACGACACGTCGATAAGCCCCTAGCGACACGTCGATAGCCGTCTAGCGGCGTGTCGGTAAGCCTCTAGTGGAGTATAGGGCACAGGCATTACCGTGTTGGAGAAAAACCGAATTCTTTCAATGGGTTACACTGTGGTTCTACTATGCAGTGTAACCTATTGACTTTGTTGGATCTTTTTACTAGTGTAAGATCAATGGGTTATGTGGTGGTTCTAATAGGTGGTATAAGTGATTGATTTCATTACACTATCCGTGATCGATGGGTTAGCTGGTCAAGTTCAGCGGTTGGTTGAACTGTCTGTGGTGGTGGGGCGGTGGTGGTGGCAAGAAGGTGCATCTTGGTGGCGGGAAGCAGATGGTTTAATGTTAAACTGGTTTGAGGCAATGGTTTAGAGTTAAACCGAATCGAGGTGAATGGTTTAGTGTTAAACCAATCGGAGGAGAAGGTTTAACGTTAAACTATCTCGCGGGGAGAGAATGGTTTAATCATTAAACCATAGGTTCAGGGTTCGGCGACCCTCGCGTCCCCTACTCGCTCCGTGTCCGCGGTGCTTTGCTGGCCTCACTACTTAATATAGTGCGGCTTGCGAGCTTTACAAGAGGCTGGAGGAAGATTTTTTCACTTTTTTTTCGGAAATTTTTTTTCGTGCTGCCTCTTGCGAACTGTAGGAGGGGTGACTATATAGTAACTGTAGGCAGCAAGGAGCACAGACATGCTGATCAAGGACACTGAATCAAACACTCGTCAGCCCGCATGGTTCGCAGTAGAAGACATCAATGCTCGTGCAGAGGCAGCGTATCTTGCCAACCGCAACCTGTTTGACAGCACTGCCCATCAACTGCGAGTAGAAACAGTGAAGAGCATCATGCGTGAATACTTCGCAGGTTGGGCTGCTATATACGAGACAGCACGGGGTCGCACTGCTCGTCGCGAGGCTCACACAGAAGTCAAGTTCAACCGAGTGGTGCTGAATCGTGCTCGTCGTCGTGCGGACTTCCTGGCTGCTCTGGCTGCGGCAGGCGTGTCGGCAGATGCTGTGGTGTACAAACCCGCAACAGAGAGCTGCTCGGTTCATGTAAAATAATTTTCCTGCACCACTTGATCTTACATTGACTGGTGACTATATAAACACTGTAGGCAACAAAGAGGACCACAAGATGAACAACTTTGCAACCGCCATCACTGCAATCCACAAGATGGACAACGACGAACTGAACGCTGTGGTTCGTGCAATCAAAGACCGCCGCACCTACCTTGCTCGTCAGAGTGCTGTGAGTTTCGCTGTTGGCGACCGTGTATCGTTTGCCGCTCGTGGTATGCAGGTGCTGGGCACTGTGACCAAAGTCAACATCAAGACCATCCAAGTCAAGCAGGACAATGCCTACACCACGTGGAAGGTTCATGCAAGCTTGCTCAAGCCAGTAAAAGAATTTGCTTGAGCCACTTGACAAACGGTTCAACGGTGACTATATAGTAACTGTAGGCAACACAAAGAGGCACACGATGAAACTTCCGATCCTGCTTTCCGCGATCATGATTGCTGTCGCTGCACACCACTTCATCACTTTCGCCTAAGAGGGCAGGGCAATGCTGAACTCGCAAGAACTCGCAGAGCGTGGCTGGAACATCTATCGTTCGAACAACTGGCGTGCTCGTCATCGTGACAGTGGTAAGACCATCACTGCTGGCACACACCTCACTCTGCTGCACCTGCTGAACTACGAAGAGTGGCAGAACGCTCAACCTTGGAGCACCGTGCTAGAATAAAAAAAATGTCGTTGCCCCTCTTGACAACACCAGGTGGGGCAACTATATTAAACATGTAGGCAACACAGGAGCACACGACATGGCATATGTTTCGCAGGAAGACAAGTCCAAGCTGGCACCGGGGATCCGTGCCGTGCTCGCCAAGTACAAGATGAAGGGCACCATCAGCGTTGGTCATCACAGCACTCTGGTTGTGAAGATCAAGAGCGGACCCATTGACTTTGGCGGCACCAACATTGATGTCAACGAGTATTGGATCCACGAGCATTACACTGGTGTCGCTCGTCGCTTCCTCACTGAGTTGCTGGCTGCTATGAAGGGCCCGGACTACTTCAACCACGACGACTCAATGACGGACTACTTCCACCGCAGCCACTACACGGATATCCGCATCGGCAGCTGGCGGCAGGATTATGTGATCACAGGTGCAAAAGAATTTGCCTGAACCACTTGACCTTTGGGTCGCCCGTGACTATATGTAAACTGTAGACAGCAACACAACGCCTGAGGAGGCTACTATGGGAACTCGTTCAACTATTGGGATCCAGAATGAAGACGGTTCGGTTACGGGCATCTACTGCCACTGGGACGGCTACTTGAGCCACAACGGCCGAATCCTTGCTGAGAACTATACGGACGAAGCTAAGGTGCGTGAGTTGATCGGTCTTGGCGATATCAGTTCGCTTGGTGCTGAGATTGGCACTGCTCACGACTTTGACAATGCTCCTGCGGGCGAAACCAATTCCTATGCTCGCGATCGTGGCGAGCGTGATGTTGATGCTCGCACTGCACACAACTGGCGTCAGTTCGTTGCTGAGAACGGGCAGGAGTATGACTACCTGTTCACTCCTGGTGCTGGCTGGCAGGTGAGCACCTACAACGGCATCTACGACCTTGCTCGTGCATTGGAAACAGAAGAAGCATAAAAAAATGTCGCAGCCCTCTTGACAAAGCGGGTTGCGGCCACTATATGTAAACTGTAGACAGCAACGCCAGGAGGCACGCAGATGGCACGTAAGACGATTGAAGTTGGCAAGGTACTGCGGATTGCGAATAACTTTCTTGCTGCCAAGCACACCACCGCTGAAGAGCGTGAGGCGGTTGCTGCGGTGATCGAAGCCGTGTTGATGGAGACTGATAACTATCGCGGCTTTGCTTACCTGCCCAAGGAGAACTATACTCACGAGATGGGCTTTGAGCACGACGGCACTCGTCGTCGTTACTTCGTCAGCGGCACTATCGATGCAGACTACGAAGCACAAGACCTCAACATCAAAAAGATTCCGGCATAAGGAGAACGACATGGACTTGACTATCCAAGATTATCTGGACTATATTGAACACCTGCTGCGGCAAGCAGAAGAGGACGGCTATGTGATGGAGACCTGCTGATGGACAGTCTGCTGGAGCGGTATCCGGATGCACTGGAGCAGCTGGAAATTCTAAAAAAAGACTTTTTAGGTCTTGACAAACCCGAAGACGGCCACTATATTAAACATGTAGACAGCAAAGAGGGACACAATGAACGATTACATGACACTGATCGCAGTCATCAGCAAGCTAGGCGATATTGCCGAACTTCCGACAGCTAAGATTCGCCAAGCACTGGATCAATACATTGTTCGGCTGGAAACAGAAGTTCGTCAAATCGATGAAGAGACGGAACGTCAATGTCGAATTAACGATATGTTCGAGAATGTACCAGTATAAATAAATCTATGCGGGCATGGTGAAATGGTAGCCACAAGAGACTTAAAATCTCTCGCTTAATGCATCCCGGTTCGAGTCCGGGTGCCCGTACCAAAGTTTGGGACCTTAGCTCAATTGGTTAGAGCCCCCCGCTCATAACGGGTCGGTTGCAGGTTCGAGTCCTGCAGGTCCTACCAAACTTCTTTTGCTGGTTCCTTAGCTCAGTTGGATAGAGCAACTGCCTTCTAAGCAGTGGGTCGGAGGTTCGAGTCCTCCAGGGACCGCCAAAAGAAGTTTAAAAAAATCTTCTTCTACCTCTTGACAAACGGTTGTGAGGCTACTATATTAAACGTGTAGGGCAAACAGAACTGAGGGACACAAGATGTATACTTTCGATGAGCAGATCGTTTCCGACCTCCACAAGGACGCTCGCGGCTATCGTCCGACCGAGTACTTCTGGGAAGAGTGGAGCCAGTGCGGCGACGACACTCGTCAATCCATGTGGGACAACCTGCTGGAGGAACTGGCCACTGAGACAGCACGGCAGAAGGACGCCTATGCTCGTGCAGAGATTGCGTTCCACCAGCGTGTCCAAGGCTACATGCTGATTGGTGCTAAGGACGAGCTGACTGCCATCCGTTGGATCCTCGAAGCTGAAGCATTCACTGAGAACGACCTGGCTTATGGTTCGGACTATGTGGCTTGGCACTTCGGACTGCCCTACAAAGGCCTATTTGATCAGCAGATCCAGACTGTGATCTCAGAGATGGAGTCGATGGTATGATGGATCCTGCGATGATGGATTCGTTCTCTGTAGTGGTCTTGGCACTGAGTGCCTTGATCATCTTGGGTGTGGTTGGTTTGATTTTCAAGATCATGACACGTCCGGTGGTGCTGTTTGCGGTGTTTGGTCTCCTAGGCTGGCTGCTATATATGAACAGTCTTTGAGGTTGACAACACTGCAAGAACATGTATACTGAACAGATACAACGAGGGCAAAACACATGAACATGAAATTCCAAGACGGCGAATTCAAACTGCGTGGCAAGATGGTTAGCGTAGCAGGCATGACCTTGCCTGTTGCAGAAGGATACAAGGTTGGCGTTCGCGGCGGTTATGTGACAGTTGATGGTGCGGCTGTCCCTGGGTTTCCAGACCGCAATATCAAGGTGATGGTAGCAGGTGCAGACTCGGTTGTTGAAACTGAAGGCTCCATAACCGCCGCGGGTCAAGAGGAGTCGGACGAAGACATCATCGCTAGACTGCGTGATCGTTTCAATATGCTCACCGACATGACCAAAGCTGTGAAGAAGGGCGATGTGCGAGCAATGATCGTATCAGGTCCTCCTGGTGTTGGCAAGAGTCACGGTGTAGAAGAAGTCCTTGATCGTTACAAGATGATGGAAGACATGGGCGGTCGCAAGACACACGAAGTGGTCAAAGGTGCCATGAGTGCGTTGGGTCTCTATGCCAAACTGTACAAGATGGCAGACGAAGGCAATGTGATCGTGTTCGACGACTGTGACAGCATCTTCTCGGACGAACTGTCGCTGAACATTCTTAAGGCAGCTCTGGACTCAAAGAAGAACCGCAAGATCCACTGGAACACGGATAGCCACAAGCTGCGGCAAGAAGGCATTCCAGATTGCTTCACTTTCAAGGCAAGTGCTATCTTTATCACCAACCTCAAGTTTGGAAAGGTCAAAGGCAAGCTGCGTGAGCACCTAGAAGCTCTGGAAAGCCGCTGCCACTACATGGACCTGACCATTGACACTGAGCGTGAGAAGATGCTGCGTATCCGTCAAGTGATCCGTGATGGCATGTTGGATGCATACAACCTCGGTGACGAAGTCAAAGAAGATATCATTGAGTTCGTGGATATTAACAAGAACCGCCTACGTGAACTCAGTCTTCGGACTGTACTAAAGGTGGCAGACTTGGCAGTGAGCTTTCCTGATCGTTGGGAAGTCTTTGCTGAGAACACCGTGATGCGTCGAGTGTAACTCCGTATCCGGTTAGGCTGGGATGTGCCCTCGTCCTGGTCTGAAGGGGAACAGCGTAGCCCTCACGCTCTGCTCCCCATAGCCCTAGCAGGACCGCCCTCATCCTGCTAGGGCATTTTTTTCATCTTACCTCTTGACAACCCATCTGCCACCTACTATATTAAACATGTAGGGCAACACAACAGAGGGAACACACAATGACATTCCATCAACAAGTAGCAAAGTTCGTAGCCAACAACCTCAACCGAGACGCCGACCGCTATGAACAGATCTGGAGCATCAAGGCTGCACTGCTCGCACACGGTTATCAACTGCTGGCAACAGACAGAGAGACCATTGACAGTGTGCTAGACGTTCTGTTCAGAGAACACAATTTCTCAGCATAAACCGGTTGACGAGCCCTACTTGGCGTGCTATATATGCTGAGTAGGGCTACACACAAGAGGGAACGAAGATGGGATACTTTCTTTACGATCGGCACGACACTCGCATCGTCAGCAAGGAGTACAAGACGCACGCCGCTGCTCAGGCCCAACTGACTCGTATGGGCAAAGGTCAATTGCAAACAGATCCTAATCATCCAATCTACTGCTACGGCATCGCAGAGAAAGAATACTACTTCCGTCACATTGAGCGGACTGTGAAGCGAGTCAATTTGATGAGCGGTGTTGAGTACGAGGAGAGCGTGAACACGCCACTGGCTTGCTCGCCCGCTAGCGAAACCTACTGGAGCATGTAAAAAAAAATTCTGGTGCGGCTCTTGACAACCAGGGTCGCACCTACTATATTAAACGTGTAGGCAGCAAGGAGCACAAGATGGAAACCAAACCGTTCTACGTCAAGCAAGACTTCGTCAAACTCCTGCGTCAGAAGTGTGGCACAGAATACACCATTGGCTGGTTGGCTATGGCCTACTCCATGCCGCCTGTGCCCGAAGCACAGGAGTTGGAGATCATCCAAAAGGAAATCCCCCGCCTGCAGGCACTGCCCGACTACGACGGAATCTAAAAAAAGATTGAGTTCGAGGTTGACCTTTGCGGTCACCATGACTATATTAAACATGTAGGGCAACACTGCTAGAGGAGCACAAGCAGATGGCATACGGTGAGTTCGTTACTGAGGTTGGTGAAACGGTTGGTATTGTTCGTCAACATCGCCACGGCACGATCTTGATGAGCCGCTTTGGCACTGTGACCAAGGTCAACGGACACGGACACATCTTCGTCCAAAGCGATGACCGGGAGTATCGTTTCACCAAGACGGGAGATGCTTACAAGGACGATTATGGTCCTAGCTTGATGCAGGCTGCCAAACTGCGTATGATCCAAGAGAGCGAGACTCGTCGCAAGGAGCAGGTGCGAATCGCTCGTGCTATGGAGCAGGAACTCAAGGAGGGCTACAGCTATTCAGGCCGCTTCTTTCCTAGCCAAGAGCGTATCGCGGCTCTGAAAAATCTTTTGGCAGACCTAGAAAAAGTGGCTGAAGGCTCTTGACAAACCGTTGAACGGTTACTATATTAAACATGTAGGCAGCAACGAAGAGGGATACACGATGCTCGCACTGGAACACACCGTCCGTTCATACGCTGGCAAGCCTGGCTGCATGTGCGGCTGCAATGGCAAGTACAACGAAGGCGACCGTGCTCGCAAGATGGCACTCACCGCACTGCTGAAGAACCCAGATGCACGTCTCCAAAGCTGGAACCAAGGACGCGGAGATGACGCTGGTTGCCTGTTTGTCGAAACTGAGACCCGTAACCGTGTGCTGTACCTCACTGAAGCAGGTGTAGCCGCTGCCCGTGCAATGGGCGTGAAAGAGGAGAAATAAGATGCAAAACTACCCAACGAACCTGTTCTTCGCCACTGCATGGCTCATCGTGCTGGTGTACGTGTTCAGTCCTGAGACTGTGGGACAATGGCAGGCCAAGCGTGATGTTGCATACGACAGCATCATGAGCGAGTATATGATGGACTGCGACTGCACTGAGGCTCTGGAATAAAAAATCACAGAACCCCGCTGTTAGAGGTTGACAAACCGAAACCAGAACACTATATGTAGACTGTAGGCAACACAGGAGACGACGATGTACAAGATCTATGGCGACTATGGCTACACCACCGAATGCCTGCTGCATGAAGCTGACACTCGCAGTGAAGCCCTGCGTTGGGCAGATGATTATGTTGAAGACGGCTTTGGCGGATACAACACCATTGATGTTGCGGTTCACCTCAGCAACGGCGAATACAGCACAATCTATACCTACAGTGCAGATGACTACCAAGACCACTACGAGGGCGATGACGACTTCGCACTGATCGACGAATTTTGATAGGAGAACTGAGATGAAGACCTGGTTTGGAACTACCCTTGTGCTCACCATCATCCTTTGGGTCTTCCTTTGGCCCTTGGCTGCGATTTGGGCACTGAACACTCTGTTCGCTATGGGCATTGCCTACAGCTTCTGGAACTGGCTGGCAATGGTTGTGCTGGTTGCGTTCTTTGGCAAGAGCACTGTTCGAATCAAGCGAGACTAACATGTATATCATCCGCGACTATCTTACCCGCGAAATCGTAGCTGTGGTCACACGTCTAGAAGACGCTATCGCAATGACCACTGCACCACGCAATGCACACGACCCTGTCCTAGTATATGAGGAAGAGAAATGAAACTCACTGCCGCTCAAGTCCAACAGATCATGTATCGTCTCCGCTGCACTGCTGAACGTGATCTCAACGATCGCATCGCCAATGCCGCAAGCCAACTGGCATTTGAACTGGAGACTCCTAACCGTGTGACCACACTCACTGAACTGGATCGTCAATTGATCCGCTATGCTGTGGCAAAGAACTATCTGCCTCTGCGGCAAGAAAACTTCGCCACAGTGGCTTGACCTTCCACCGCAGCGTACTATATAAACACTGTAGGCAACACAAAGGAACACAAGATGACCTTTACCATGGACACCATCCAAGTACGTGACGAGACCTTGACTGCGGCTGCTGCTGCTGCACACGACTACATCGCAGAGTGGAAAGCCAGCACTGGCGGCAATGCTTATGGCGAACCCATGTACTGCGGCTTTGCTTGGGTCACTGTATATCCCAAGCACAAGGGCAACACTAAGCTGGGTAAGCTGGAGCGTCAAACGCTTAAGGAGATTGGACTGCGTCCTGACTACACTGGTCGGGCTTACGAACTGTGGAACCCTGCACAGTGGCCCGGGCAGAGCATGGACGCTAAGGAAGCAGGTGCTCGTGCTGCTGCTCGTGTGCTCACCAAGTATGGTTACACTGCCTACGCTGGCAGCAGAGCAGACTAACGATCACAACGGCTGTCTCCTTCGTTGATGTATACAGAACTTCCGCAGTGTTTGACAACCTGCGGATTTTCTCTTGAGGTCGGCAAAGAAAAATATTTTTTCTCTTCGGGGGGTCGCATATAATTCTTTATTTACAAAAGCTTACACAGCGTAGTAGCGATTTTAAATACCAGGGGTTGCACGATCACCACCCTGAAACTATAAGTACTTCTTTATAAAAAACCGCAGCACAAGTTTTTTCTCACTGTGTATGAAATCTCGGTCCCACCTTGCTCAAGTACTCCGTGTAAATTTTTTTTGCAGTATTTTTTTTACGCAGTATACCCCTCTCAACTGAAACTGCAAGGCAGTGATCAACTGCCTGCACTGGAGCGTTGCTCCGGTAAATATTTCTATGTTGTACACTTGGCGACTGCATGTTGAGTTAGACCGCCGTAGCATGTTTTTGTACCCGTTTGGAAAAGTTCAATGGGTACGAGTAGAATTGGTTCACCGTGGGTTTACTCTGTTAGCCAGTGAACATTTTGAAATAGTGTGTGCAGCTCATCACAGTCCTAAAAATATGACACTGTTTTTGTTGAGTACAGACGGTGTACGCATAATAGAATGATGTATTTTTCTACACCGTGTCGCTAGGCGGTTATCGACGTGTCGTTAGGGTGCTAGCGACGTGGTCAATGTAGAATTGTTTTTATATACGGTTCTAGTACGCTGGTACTGAATTGTTATTTTTTGCTACCGCGAGCTGCTTCGCAGCGTGGGGCTTTTCCGCGAGCGGCTTAGGGCTCTTGGTAAATATCTGTATGCAATTAACACATGTAAAGCCTTATACAGTAGGTCCGTTATGTGCAGGAGATAGAGGATTTGGCAATCCTGCCTGGCGTGGTGTGGACATAGAATATCGTCACAATCGTTATGGATTTAGAGGACTGGATTGGCCAGTGTCGGAGCCAACCACTGCCAGTTTAGGTTGCAGTTGTACCTATGGTGTAGGAGTTCGCGAGGAGCAAACCTGGAGCAGTGTTATGGGCATAACCATGAACATCAGCGAAGGTGGTACTGGACAAGAAGCCTGCATACACTATTTGGAAACGCTGTTGCGAAAGTGCAACCACCGTATCAGTGTGCTGTACTATTTGGAGCCTACACCAGGCAGACGTTATTTGGGTCATTATGAGGATGCACGAGCGGACACATTCAGTGTTCACAGTCGTCCCAATGTTCCGTTGACGGATCCTTCGGTGATACGGCGTTATTGGACTCGCACTGCCATGCATCCAGGTGTGTTGAGTGCTATGGTACGTACCACACGCTATGCACTATACGGTCTCAGCCAACGCTACGGGTTTGAGGTTCAGATGATCAGCATAGACGATCCACGGTTGAACGGTGTGTTCTTTGACCGAGGTGCCAGAGATGGTGCTCATCCTGGACCTGCAGGACATGCTTGGTTAGCAGCCAACTTCAGCAGTTTAGCCCACAGCATAGAACATTTTCTACAGTAGAGTCAGCAAGATCCTGCTTACCACACGCAGTATCTCTGTTGGTGTGTATAAGTACTAGGAGGGCCAAGTATGAGAATACCAACAATCGTAGCTGCTGTCAGCATATTAGGGGCTTGCAGTCAATTGCAAGTTGTTTCACAAGACATAGAAGAACGTGCCAGCGGTGTGGTATATGCTGTTACAGAACCAGCAACACCGGAGTCGGTGCCCGTGGTCACAGTGGTGGAAACCAGTCCACGACCACGCAGTAGACCTGATGCTGTGATATCAAATGTGTCGGTGCCGCCTGAGCCCGAACCGCCGCGACGCAACGATCCTTTGTTTCAAGCTTTGTTTGCACCTAAGATAAGAGAAACTTTTTATCTTGATGTGGCCTACGAGTGGGTGGACAAGAACGAACAACAGCACAGATCAGAACTGCGAGACTTTTTGGGTGTGGATCCAAGACAGACGGAGTGGTGTGCAGCTTTTGTTAACTCGGTGTTGCACAGCGGCGATCATGCAGGATCAGAGAGTGTAAGTGAATATCCGTTGATGGCTAGAAGTTTCTTAGAATGGGGCGAGCCTGTGAATCATAAACATGAGGATCCACAGCCCGGTGACATAGTGGTGTTTCCACGTGGTAGACAAAGCTGGCAAGGTCATGTAGGATTCTATGTGGACACTGTAACTGTAGATGGCAAGGTGTATTGGCAAATATTGGGCGGCAATCAAAAGAACTCGGTTAGAATTGATCTCTATGATCCTAGCCGAGCATTAGGTGTGCGTAGATTGCCCGTGGTGCGTACTGTTCAAACACAGACCTTTTGGCAGCGTCTATTTGTAGGCTGACTTCCTAGATAATATCTCATTCAACGTCTAGTTTGTTTAAGAAGTTTCTTAATGCAGTGCTGTCTGTGGTTGCACGTATTTTTCCAACAGTGTCGCCTTCGCTGGGATTGTCAGGTGCAGTAGGAGCGTTGTTGTTGCGTTTGAGTTGATCAAACACTGTGCTCTTGCGTTTGTCAGAATCGTTGAATTCTTCTTCCTCGCCAAGATCTCTAATACGCAGACTGTCTACATCAAACTCCAAATCAATCTTGCTGTTAACACCTGAGCTTGAGCGTGTTTTCATCAGCTGAATTTGATAACGTCCACGTTCTCTCATTGCACGACTTGTGAAGATACCGATCAAGTTATCCGCAGTATTGATCTTTGAAATACCACCGGAAATATGACTGTGATCAAATTCAATTTCTTCAACGCTGGCTCTGTTCAACTGACTTGCTGTAACAAACACTGTGTTCAGTTCCATTGCTAGGTTACGCAGTTCTTCACTGACATACTTGTCTTTGACGAATAGATTTTCTGCTGAAATCTTTTGTCCGATTGGATGCATAAGATCTAGATAGTCTACCAATACAACATCAAGTTTTTTCTTTGTTTTGATTTCATATTCTTTGATATAGCTACGCAAGTCATTGGCATTCTTGCCTGTGGGCATGTACTTGACTTGTATACTGCCCGACTTCTTTCCAATCATCTTTACTTTCATTTCAACATCGTCAATGCTCTTAAAGATGTCTCTGCTGGGAATGTCTGTAACCATACTGTCAATACGCATACTGACTAGGTTTTCGCTAAGTTCGAAAGTGAGATACAGCACGTTCATTCCAGCCAATGCCCAATTTACACCCATGTTAGCAAGGAACAAACTCTTGCCCGAGCCCGAACCGCCTGCAAAGATATTGAGTTCGCCTCTGTTGAATCCGCCAAACAGTTTCTTGTCCAGTGTGGGCCAGCCTGTGCTAACTTGCCCGTTGTTGCTTTTGATTGCTTCTAGTCTGCGTCGCGGGTCAGCAAAGTAGTCTGTACCCAAGTCTTTTTGCAAACCAATTTGTACAGCCCGCTTTACAAGTTCTTCAACAGGACCATACTCGCCCTTTTCCAGCAAGTCTGCACTTTTGAGAATAGCAGCTTCCAGTGCTTTGTGTCTCGAGAATGTTTCAAATTCTTGTAGTAGCCAATCATAGTGTGCTTCTTCAAGTGTTCCTGGATTCTTAAGATCTGATTTGGTTGCAGCATTAACCATATCAAACGTGGGCACAATGTTGTGTGCAATAACATACTCGTTGATAAATTTAGCAGTGTCTTGCAGTCTACGATCAAACGTAGTTGAATCAAACACACTTTGGCAACGCACAAATGTTTCTGCATCTGTGAGCATTATTTCTAAGTATAGTTTTTGTATATCGTATCCGTAATCAGTATTCTGTCTTGTTGCCATTTTTTATTTGTCTCACGTTTGTTGTTGCTTTCACACTGCCACAATTTTCACAATATATAATTGTAATACAGTATGTATGTGTGTCAATCTCAATCTTTTCAATGTGTTGTACTATGTTTACTTTTTCGCAGCAGCCAAGCATACTTTTACACCGTAATGTTTTTCAAACTCTATAGCATCCTCTACAGTGTTAACAATTGGTTGACCCTTGATGTTAAGACTGGTATTTAACAGTATAGGGCATCCAGTTTCCTCGTACCAGCGTTCTAGCAAACGTCTAAAGCCCGGGCTTTGATCTCGAGAAACTGTCTGTACCCTACTGGTGCCGTCCCCGTGCGTGATTGCAGGTAGTCCAGGGTCTGTGCAAACAGCAGTGTATTGCATGTAGGGTCCTGCTGGGCCATCGAAATAGGTTGCAGCATGTTCTTCAAGTACTGCGGGGGCAAATGGTCTAAACTGCTGACGTTGCTTGATGCGGTTGACCCGATCCTTGATGTCCACACCTCTTGGGTCAGCCAATAAACTACGATGACCAAGAGCACGAGGGCCAAACTCAGCTGGGCCACTAGCAACACCGCAGATACCTGTGGTAAGCAGTTCTCGGATAATATCTTCAACAGGATAATCTCCTTCTATGTTGTGACCTAGATAGGGACCCGGCCATTCAACGTGTTGTTTGTAATGGGCTAGTGGTGCTCCGATAGCTGACCCGGCATCGCCCGGATTGGGCATTATCCAAACTTGATTCCAATCTTTGTATATGCCGCTGTTTGCAGCACAATTTAAAGCACACCCTCCCATTAGAACAAGGTTACCCGAGGATGATTTCCATCTAGCCCAGTTGCTGATGTATTTCAATAAGTACGCATATATTGCTTGAACAGCCGCTGCTATGTCCATTATATCTTGGGGGCTATTGAGTTCTGGCCGCCACCATAGACATCCCCTGTGTAAATTGTGACGCAGTTTGATTCTAGGTTTAGGAAAGAATATGTCTTTGAGATTTTCTTTTTCTATAGGGTAAAAAAACTCTTCAAGTATTTCGTTCATGTACTTTAGAGGGTCGCCATAGGCTGCCATACCCATAAGAATATATTCGTCCTCTTGCGGTTTTAACCCTAGTCTTTGCGTGAACGCACTATACCAGAGTCCCAGCGAATGGGGATAGGATTGTGAATATATACGTTTGAGTTCTCGGTCTTTGCCTTCCCAGATGGTAAGGGTTTCGAACTCTCCAATACTGTCGATACATGCGACAGTAGCTTCTGTAAACCCACTAGTATAAAAACCGGCAGCAGCATGGGCAAGATGATGATCAACATACCTAATAGGAGCGTGTATCCCATGAGATTTAAGATAACGTTTAACATTGTTTTCGCGTAACCGAATTCCTTGGCCTGCTCTAAACTGTCTAATAGTTTTGAGTAAAGGTTGTTCATACCAAACAACTTCATCTGGTTCTCCGTGTTGTTTTGCTGCATCTATTAATGCAGTATTTAGATGGGGGTCGTTTTTAATTCCACTGTAACGTTCGCTGTGACTTGCAAACATCAGTTTGAGATCAATACCCACATGTTCGTGTTTGTACACTGCTAGAGCAGCATCGTGGCTGTTGGCACTTATTCCCCAAGTAATCATAATACTTTTAAAATTTCCCCTACACCATTTGCTACATTCTGTTGCCAAGTGTCTGCTTGATGCGGTGTACCTACATAATCGGTGATATACTTGTAGCAAGTGAATTGTGCATTCATGCGTTTACACACATGAGCAATAGCATATGCTTCCATGTCAACTACATCAATGCTGTTGTTTACCAGCCACGGTTCTAATTCGTGTACAAACTGATCGCCTGTGCCTAGCGTAAGACCATGAGTCATATCCAGTGAAAAGTCCAAATAGGGTAGCCCTGCTTCAAATGGAGTTACACCTCTTGGTGCTTGCGGTTCTGCATTCATGTCACGCTGCACAAATCTTGTAATACGGTGCATGCCTGTAAGATCGGGTTTACATGATCCAACAGTGCCGTAGTTATAAACTTCAGGATGGAACCCCAAACTGTGTGCTTCTGCAATAGCTCTAGTGGCTTCAAATGCTGCGTTTACTTTTCCTACACCTGTGTAAATTACTTTATAATTTTTAGGTGCAAGTTTATAAGGAAGTTCTGCTTCCAATGCTACTAGTAATATTCTATATTTCATTTGTAAATAAACGGATCTCTCTTGCGTAGTTCTTTCAAACGTTTACGCCATGCAATCTCTTCTTTGATTTTATTATAGGGCCATGTAAGTATAGACCAAATCTTTTTTAAATAAACCATTTCTTTGCTCTCAATCTAATTTTAAGCGGCGATGTTTCAGCCGCAGCTACGATACTATACAGTGTATATAGTCTACCGTGCTTGGCTACGCTATCGCTTATATCTTTTATGCCCGGACCCCATTCTGGCATACTAACACCCCAACCTCTGTCAATAGCTTGTTCAATTAGTTTACTGCCAGCTTGATCTCTATCCGGAACAATGTATATATCCTTGCCAAGTCTGTTTAGTAACAAGGCCTGGGCGTCGTTTATTTCGCTACCAGTTAACGCACACCCTTCGATATGGATAGCATCGATGGGTCCTTCGCATACTAGAGTAAATGCTTTTTGTGGACGTTGCTCATCCAAGTTATACACAAATCCAGGTTGTGTTTCTGTAAGGTACTTGGGTTTTTTGTTTTGATTTATACTGCGAGCAGTCCATCCTACAATCCTACCTTCATAGTAAAACGGAACAATCAAACGTTCTCTATATGCAAGGCTAGGGCTCCAATAATAATCTGTATCATCGAGATTTAGATTACGTTCAGCCATATAATCAATTACCTGTAAAAAGTTTTTAAAACTCAAACAGTTTTCATTGTAGTCTGGTATGTCTCGTATACGCACAGCGTCATCTGGCAAAGGCACGGTTGTAAATTCAGGCAGTTCAACTTTGTGTATTTGAACTTCGACGCCTTCGTTGATACGCATTACATCCAGTGCAAGTTTTGTAATTTCACTGTCGGGTGTGTTTAACCATTCCAACAATTTTTTAAACTTGTGACTTAGATTGCGTCCGGGTTGCCAGCTGGCTTTGAAGCCACAGTTGAAGCAATGATAGCTGATTACATCGCCTTCTGTGATAAGTCCGCCACGTCCTCTAGTGTCTGCATTTTCACCATTGTACGTACAACAAGGTGCATTGAAGCTGGTCCAACCACTAGGTGTGGTTTTACGCTTTGCAGGCAAGTAAGTGGTCAAGACGTCAGATACAATGCTCATAGTTCATAGTAGCATTTTACTGTCTGTATGTCAATTAATTTCTAACGAGTATCTTCTCAATAGTATCGTCAACAGCTACAAATCTTAGATAATTGTAAACACCGTTAAAGTTTACAGGAGTTGGTTCTGTTTCGTTGCCGGTAAACGTAACAGTAGTTACAGTTGCCCAATCTAGTGTATCGGTGCTGTTGTCTAGCGTAGCTTGTACAATTAGATTGCCTGTGTAACCGTTTGAATAAACTGCAATGGTATGCAATGCTTCGTTACCATTTATTCCAGGGTCAGCACTGATACGTTCACCATCTTCATCTAATGTTCCGTAATAAAGGTCATTTAAAAATTGCCAATTGTTTACAACTTTGCTAGGTTTAACTCCTGGGAAGCTATTGCCGTTTACATATATTATTCCAGCACTGTCAAAATTTCTATTGGCGTAGGTTAAAGTTTTAGAATTGCCATTTATATAAATGTTATAGGTAAGGTACTGTTGTCTTATATTCAACAAATCGTTTTCGGTTATGGTTACCTCAAACATACCTTTCAATGCTGTACTACTATCGTCGGTAACTGTACAGTCACGTTCAATAACCAAAATGCCATTTTCGTCAAAGGCAACAAAAATTGGAGTACCTTCAACAAATACAGGTTTTTGATCAGCATTTAGTAATCTAAACTGTAAGGTATTGTCTATACCTCTATATACTTTTAATTGTCTGCTATACACTGGTCTATACTCCACTACAAATCCAGTTTCACTAGAAATAACATAAGTAAAATTATCGACTAAATATCTAGGGGTTAGTTGCATACTATACTGGATCCTTAAAAATTATTATAGTGTATTTATTGGAAAAGATGTTATTAAAAGAAATAGAAAATCAATTTCCTTATGTTAGTGTTGTTGCTTATGGCGGCAACGAATATGTAGGCATTATCTCAAATCAAGATCAGTATGTTACTACCATGTTTGTTTATACAGGTTTAAGAACACCCGAGGATAAAAAACTGTTGTTGGATTTAGGAGAAATATGGTGGTGGGAATCAAATCGAATGATTCCTATTAATATATTCCTCAGAAGAGAAATTGATAATCTAAAATATTGTATGATGACTATGAACAGCAAAGATGTTAAAGTTGTTATAGGGCCATGCGTTAATGTAACAAACTTAACTCTTAAACGAATAAAAAGAAAAAGCGTTCAGTTAATTAAAAAGATTCGTTGACTTTTTCACATAACAAATTCATGTGTACTACCACAGCCATAGCATAGCTAAACGCATGGGCTTTTTTAAAGTAGTAACTGCCGTCGTCTGGTACAGTCCAAACTTCGTTGTTTATTCTATTCCAATCTACTGTGTTAGCTAGATATCTTTTTGAAGGTCTAATAATAGCCAGTGTAGCAGCTAGTTGTTCTATACTTTTAGGTGCTAGTTTTTTTACTAAATTTTCGTTGCCACTTAGATGAAACACCTGTGTGCAAAACTCAAAATGTTCAAGTAATTCCCATAATGGTTCTTTATTCATCAACTCTTGCATGTGAGCTTCGTCACGTACATCTTTGTAAATGTGTACGTTAAGAAAGTCAAGTTTAAAATACCCTCTGTCCTCAGCAGTATTATAATCAATGGTTGCAATATTATCTATAGGATTGTGTGGCACCTCAGTAACGTACACGCCCGTATTATGTTTTTTACCTGTTTCCAATCGTGCGACACGATGTTGTAACTTTGATAGTACAACGTCTCTGTCTGCAAAGTCTATGTCGATATCAGGCATTAATTAAAGTCCGGCTTCCTGTGAAATTTGTTTTACAAGTTCTACATCTTTTGGCTGTCTTTTAAATCTCACAGCCCAGTGTTGTGGATCTAAGATATTGGTCAACATGTTTAACTGTTCGTTGTTTAGTTTGCCAAGTGCTGTTTTACCGCTCTTGCAATTCAAAACCAACCACGGAGATATCTTTCCATCTCTAATATCCCATGTGAGTTTGTTCAATGATACGTAATTGAAATAGTGATTGTAAACGCTGTTATGTTCAGCAGCCCAAGCAACCATTGTATTTATACTACGCTCCAGTGCTGTTTCAACACCTTCTTTGCGTATCAACTCAATTGCATATTTTTCATACAGTTCGTCTTTGCACCATTGATCTAATTTAATTCCGCTGGTTACAACATAATCGATATATTTTTCCATATACAGCGGTCTTACATTGTTAACAAAGCTACCAAACTTTACAAACGCATTATAGAAACTTGACTTTACAAATTCATCATATGTCTTGTCTGTTTTAGCACCTGCACTTAGTCGATAAAATCTTTGAAAGGCATAGAACCCTAACTGTACTCGTTTTTCATCTTTCTGAAGCCAACGTCTTTTAGGTTCACACAGGTGTGCAACGAGTGTACTTTCTTTAGTGTAACTTTTGTTGCAATATTCACATGTGTAACTTTTAGAGGTCAACTTTATCGTATCCGTGTTCACGGGCAAGTTCTTGGAGCTCTTTTTTTGTAGATATTCTAGCAAGCGTTTCAACCTCATCTAACTTCATATTTGGATAAATTTGTAATAATAACTTTACTGCTTTACTACTATCATCCTTTTTCTTTTTAAGCCCTATCCACGGATGGAATTCTTTTTTACCAGTTTTACCAGCAACACACAACAGTTGCCATTGTAGCTTAGGATGATTTGCTCCTAACACTGCCCAGTTCTTATTGTAATATGCATTAACTTTGACCAACGCCAACGCTTGTTTTTCAAAGCTGCCGCCAACACTACTAATATAACGATTGAGATTCCACAAGTCAAGTTTTATTTCTTTCTTGCCTTCGTCGGTTGCTGCATCCCAAAGTTCTTTGATTCCTAAGTCAATAGCAGGAATCATTTCCTTAAAAAGATCAATATGTTTGTTCGCCATTACGTTTGTGCCATTCTACCAAATCTTCTGGTGTGTTAATTTCTATACCGTCAAACTCTACTTCAACAACTCCGATTTTGACACCGTTCTGTATCCATCTTAGTTGTTCTAGTTTTTCAATGTCTTCTTCAATAAATTTGGTGCTGGTTGAATACATTGATTTTGCTTCTCTGTTGTAGCCATATACTCCAAGATGGTGATCACCATATTGTAGGCTTGCACGTAGAAACCAATGTGCTCTTCCTCTACTGTGTATCATTTTAACAGTGTTTGGATTATTACGCAAGTTAAAATCCATCTGTGTATATGCAGTTGATACATCACTTTTTTGTAATTCTGATTCTACCTTAAGAATTATTTCAGGAGTAATGTCTGGCATGTCTCCTTGCACATTAATGTAGCGATCATATTGCAACACTTCGTCAATAACTTGCATACAACGTTCTGTACCGTTTTCTGCTTCTGTAGTCCACAAACATTTTTTAGCACCAAGGTAGTTGTAAATTTCTTGGTTATCAGTTAGCACATATGTACTAAGTCCTGTTGCAGCACACTTGTTGTAAACATGTTCTACAAGGGGAACACCGTTTAACTTTGCCATCATCTTTCCAGGAAATCTAGTACTGGCATATCTTGCAGGGATTAGTATTGCTGTTGTCATAGCCAAGTGTATCCTCTTGCTGCATCACCGACTACTTTAATTTGTTTTACAACATCTTCAAAGTCTTTTAAATGTAACATATTAGGACCATCGCTGGGTGCGTTGTCCGGATCAGGGTGTACTTCTAGGAAGAAGTTGGTTACGCCTAGAGCACTAGCTGCACGAGCCAAGCCAGGAACATAAGAACGATTGCCATCGCTACTAGTTCCTCGGCCGCCTGGTTTTTGTACACTGTGCGTGGCGTCGAGTACAATAGGTACACTAAAATTATCGAGCATATAGTTAAGGCCGGTGAAATCAACAACCAAGGCATTATATCCAAAGCTAGTTCCTCTCTCTGTTATCCAAACTTCTTTGGCTCCTTCGATCTTCGAAAGAATACCCGCGACATCCCACGGTGCAAGAAACTGTCCTTTTTTAATATTAACCGTTTTGCCTGTTGCCACACAAGCTCTAATAAGATCTGTTTGGCGACAAAGAAAAGCAGGGATCTGATAAACGTCAACTGAATCTCCCCAAACTGTATTGATATAAGTTACTTGGTTTATATCGTGTACGTCTGTTAGTGTATTTACTCCTAATTGTTCTTTTAGGCTTCTGAAGTCATACATGGTTTTTTCGAGACCTAGTCCTCGCTTACCTGACATACTTGTACGGTTTGCTTTATCATAGCTGGCCTTGAAATAATATTCAACGCCGTATTTTTCACATACACGTTTGCATTCTTGAGCAATTTCTAAACTCTGTTCTAGAGTTTCGTGCTGGCATGGGCCTGCAATAATTTTCATTTTATTTTCCATTTTTTATAAGATAATATATGTCAAGAGTTTTGTCAAGTTGTTTTCTAAGAGTAGGATTTTTGTCTGCTAAACTGAATAATTCTTTCCAACTATCATAACTCAAATAACCTTGTGCTACAGCAATCTCCTCGGCACTGCCGCCGATTATCCAACGTCCTGCATATAAACTTTTTTTTGGTTCATCTCTAAAACGTGCATATGTCACACTGTTGGCTTGTTCATATATCAATGACTCACCAATCAGTTCAACTAAATCAGGACGGTCTATTAACATTATAGAGTTTGTACCTTGTTTGCACGCCATTGTTGAAAGTCTAGTTCTTCGAATACTATGTCTTCTCTTACATACCATGTTTCATATGGTAGCCAAGATTTTTTACAAAACACATCTCTAACAGCAACTTTGTATCCATGCTTCTTTAAAAACTCAGTTGCTTGTTCATTAAAGGTTGTATCAGGAAAGTTATACCAGTCGTGTTCAAATGTAATAGATTCAAACTCAACACCTTGATTGATTACACGCTGCAAAGCTGCATAGGTATTTTCAGGCGGTTCAATGTCGCAACTCAAATATCCAACTTTGGTGGTCATTCCTTGTTCGCGAATTGCTGCAAGGTAATCAAATGTAAGTGCGTTTTCAAAATAACAAGGATTGTTTCTCGACGACGTGTCCCATGCATTGTTCCATTTGTCGTTTAGTTCAATACTAAATCCTTTCCATCCGTGATTAGAATCTAGATTGAATGTGTTATTAATGCGTCTAGGATGACTGCCACCAATCTCAATATAGGTTTTATTTTTGCATATTTCTAATGCAAATAAATCTTGTCCTGCTTGTGCTTCGGACTTTCCGAGTAAAGGATTCTTTTTCATTCTCTCATTCCGTTAAACACTGTTTTTTTAAGTTTGTTATTATCATTGTTTATACTTTGTATTAGATCAAAGTCCAAGTTCAGTTGATTTAACAATGCAGCAATAGCTTGTGTATCTTTTGGCAAACACATTCCGCCGTAACCTCTTAGCCCAGGACTCACATCAAGATACATGTCAACTGCTTTTCCTGTTTTAATATAAGCATTTTTAATAGTTGTGTAATCGCAATCTAGTTTATCACAGATTTCGTACATAACATTTGCAAAGGTAACACGTAGAGCTGCATATACGTTATTGTAATATTTTAGCACCTCTGCTTCACTGGGCGTAAGATGTTCTGTATTCTCTGGTAAGTTGCCATGAGCTTTTACAAGTTTTCTATACACCCAAATATCATGTGTTCCAATAGCAAGTAGTTTGTGATTGTTTATAAAATCGTCAGCAGCACAACGTTCTCTTAAAAATTCAGGAACAAAACAAATAGTTAGATTTTTATATGTATCTATCATTCGTTGTGTAAAACCAGGAACTACGGTACTACGTATAGCTACAATACCCTTGTATGTGTGGTCTTGTAATTCTTGTATTACACTTTCGATTATACTTGTATTGCAACTACCATCTGCTGCTTGAGGAGTTGGAACACAAATAAATACTATTTCGGTGTTTAGTACATCAGTTATTAGTGTGGGCAATTTGATGTCGTGTACACTTACTTCGTGACCAAGATATTCAAACCCTTGTTTGTTTGCACTTCCTACAGCACCTAACCCTACTATACCTAATTTCATATTAGACTTTCTATTGTTTTTTTAAGTCCTAATTCCAACGGCGTGTAATCTTTAAATCCAGTAAGCATACGAACTAAACTAGTATCAGGACATCTGCGTTTAGCACTTCCTGCAAGCCCTGGTAAGATTTCTAACCGATCTGGATCTACACCCATAATATTCATAATTGTTTTTGCTACAGTACTTATTTCAATTTCTTCTTGATGACCTACGTTTACAATGTAACCATTATGATGTTGGACAAGATTATGTGTCATAACAACAGCATCATCAATGTAGCAGAAACTTCTAGTATCGTTGCCTTTAATATAATATTCGCCGTTCTTTACACGTTCAACAAATTCACTGATAAAGTGATCTCGTTGTCTTGGACCATAGATATTAAAATATCTAATGATAAGCCAAGGTGCACCACAATTGGCAACTAAGTTTTCACCTAATGCTTTTGGAAGACTGTAACTCCATCTAGGATTAGTTATATCTTCAAACATTATTGGTACAGATTCGTCAGTGGGGACACTGTGTAGATTTCTATCTACAGTAGTATTAAAAATCTCGCAAGTACTTGTAAACACAATCTTAGTATTGGTATTTTGATATCTGTGTACTAGATTGAAAGTAGGCAGTGTATTGTTGGTTGCAACTTCAGTTGGAATTTCATAAAACAGTTTTGTACCATTGGTTGCAGCCATATGTACCAGTACATCGCAATCCGGACTTTCGTAAGCAGTTCTTGTATTGCACAGATCTTCGCCCGAGTCTTTATCAAACCCGTAAACTGATTCTACTTCGACTCGGTCTTTTATATAATCTAAATAATGACTACCGATAAAACCTTTGTGGCCTGTTAATACTATTTTCATTTTTTTCTAGCCCGCAGTTTTGCAATTTTTAAATTTTGATCTCTGTTTTCTTTTTTGTCTCCCTTGTAATGAGTTATTTTTCCTATAAATTTTCTATCAAAATGCTGAGAGCTTAAATCTGGTGGACTTATATTTTGAGCTTTAATTTTACCCAATGATTCCATTTCTTCCTTTACAGCGTCAAATACGTGACAATCTAGTTGAGCAGGCAAGTTATAAATTTCATTTGTATTATAATACCATTCCCAACGATCAAAAAACGTTTTTGACCACTTATTCCTTAAATTAAAACATAACCAACCAGTTTCACTATATCTATTGGGTCTACCTAAATAACTCACAAAATAATCTAAATCTAATTGTTCGCTTAGATATTGGTGAGTGATAGGAGCAATAACTTCTGTATCGGCGTCTAACCAAATAAGCAAATCAGTTTCGATTGTTCTGCTTGCATGTATTATGCAGTAACTTTTATGACTAAATCTTACTGCATCTCTTATCCATCCTTTGGTTCCAGTAGGTATAACTTTGTCGCTGTTGCGTTTTTTAAATTCTACTAAATTAGGAGAACACTGGTTTAAGATTCTGTTGCTAAAATTTGGCTTAAATAAAGTCAATGGTGTGTCTGTATATAGAACAACATCAACACGATTATCTAAAAATTTCTCTAGGCTTTCGACAAAATATCTGCCGTAAGTTTTATAGTGAGCTGGACCAAAAGTTGAAATGATTGTTATTTTCATTCTTTTAATCCAATTAGTGATTGCATTTGTGTAGCATTCATATGTTTTTTACTTTTACCTTTTTGATGACTAAAATATTTGCTTAATTCGCTATGATTTAATGGAGTTTGTGTTTTATCAGTTGTTCTAATAATACTTAAATCAAATACGTTTTCTATAAACATATTAGCAACCATCATACAAATTTGATTGTCCCACCATTTAACTATGTCGGTTGGCTTAAAAGGTAACTCATATATTTCTCTATATTTTTTTACAAATTTTAAAAAATCTTTATGACGTTTGTTTATAATGACGTATCCTGTTTCGGCACTGTATCCTATAGGTACTTCATTTTTTGTATGAGCAATGTAGGCGTGATTAAACAATCCAATTAACATATTTTTTTTAATAGTAAGTTTTATAACATCTTCGTCGAACGGATTGTGAAATAATAAATCTGCATCTAACCAAATAAGGTAATCTGCATCTATGTTTTCCCAAGCATGAATACTTGCCCATCCTTTTTTGCCAAATTTTCTTGCACTGTTATCATCGGTTTTAACTGCAAACTTTTCCCAGTCTTCTTTGCACACTTTATTCCAATCATAGATTACTAAATTAAGTGCTTTGGGTAATTTGCTAATAATACTTTCGGCATATAGATGCAAAACAAAATGTTTTGGTGCATATTTTAAAAAACTTTCAAGCATGAATCTACCTATGTGATCATAGTATCGTTGATTCATGCTTGTAATAAATGCGTACTTTTTCATACAGATATTTAGTTTTTGTCCACTGCTGTACCAATAGTCCTGCGAACAATATCATCGTGATTAAATTCTGCCCAGTATAGTTCAAATGCTACGCCATCTTCTAGGCCTTCGAACTGGTGCACCTTGCCTGGCTTAACCATTGCAAATTGTCCGCCGTGAAGAACTGTTTCATCAACTAATCCGTTTTGATCTTCGTCTTGCCAAACACGAATTATCATCTTTCCATGTTCTACGTAAAATCCATTCCACTTGTATTTGTGATGATGCTCGCTGCATTTGTAACCAGCCTTAAATGCAATCCTATGAAACTCTAATGCACCATTACCAAATATAAAATCTGTAGTACCCCAAATTTTTCCTGCTCGTGTCGCCATTGTTATTCTCCTTAAATATTATATGCAATGTATGCTAGTATTGGTGCAATTACCAATAGCAAAATTGCCGAATTGTTGTTTCTTAATGCCCAAGAAAACAATTTACCTAAAACAACAAGTGCTAACAGTCCTACAAATATTACAATTAGTAATGCAACCAACTCCATTTATCTAACCTCGTATACGCCAGATTTTACATTATCTTTACCGTATTGTGCTTCGATAAGTTTTTTAGCACTAACAGTATCTTTGGCACTTACTTGAGTTTTTGTGCTCATGCCACCAACAGTTACAATTGCTTCATATGTTTTCATTTTAATTCTCCTTTATAATAGTTTTCCAAAATCAATAATTTCACTTTGACGGTTTATATCCTTGACAAAGTATGCACACTGTGGATTAGGTCCTTCAGTTATTGGTACACATAAAAGATGTCCGTTTCTCATTTTCGGAAAAAACCATTTTACATCATTATAAAAATTAGTTATTTCTATATTACCAAACTGTGCCATATTTCCGGTTAACGGATTAAACAAAAAGGCTTCAAAGCCTCTATCATTTAAACTTGTAAGCGGTAATACTTCTAAGTCACTGCCTGCTTCACTACAGCCAACAGCTACACACCAGTCTAATGGCATTGTGATTTCATTGCCATTAATTTCTAATACTATAGCAGGACTATTAAAACTTTCTAAAAAAATCAGTGGGTTAAAAAAGAAATCTGGATCTACTGGGTTACTGTTGTCTAGTACGGCAAATCTTAGTGTATCGTCAACGCTGTCTGGTAATCGATTCAAAGAAAATGATTTATTTTCTAATGTCAGTATTCTCATCTAAAATTAATTCCAATCTACCTTTTCAATGGTAAATGGGTATTGAGCTTCCTTGTAAAACTTCTTTCGTTCGGTAAGGTGCCGCTTCGCAAACTTACATGTGCTTGTAAGATCCCATATTTGTACGAAGTCTTTGTCTTTTGCCTTTCTAACGCCTCTACCGATACTTTGAATCACTCTTACAAAACTTTTACCAGGTTCAAGCAACACAAGATTAAAAATACGTGGAATGTTAAGTCCAACCGCAGCAACACCATACGTAGCAATAATTACTTCGTTTGTGCCTTCTCGAATTGTGTCGTATGTTTCTTTTCTGTCTTTTACTTTAACAGCACCACTGATAAAGGTGCTATTAGGTATAAGTTCCTGTAGCATCTCTCCTGCAGAAATTCTATCTACAAGAATTAGAGTATTGCCTGAGTTTTTTATAGTGTTTAATAATTTGCCTATGTATTCTATACGTTCTTTATTACTAACTAGATATTTTAATTCTTCTTGATAGCCTCTATGTGCCACAGTATCAATTAGCTGTACAATGTTAACATGACAGTCTGCTAGCACACCTTTGTCTTGTAATTCTTTTGCTGTAATCTGTCCAATAACCGGGCCAAGGCTTGCGTGAATACTTTCAAACTCAAACTTCTCTTTGGGCACTGTACCAGTTAGTCCCCAGCGAATTGGAGCGTTACGCAAGTTGCGTGTAAGTAGATTTTTTAGTACTTCTGCTTTGGCCTGGTGTACTTCGTCAACAATAACTGTGCTTACACCTTCTAAGAACTCTGCTAGGCTTAGTACTGCATCACCGTCTTTGTGACGCTTATCAAGAATGTTTAAACTTTGCCAAGTGCAAATAGTGTGTGTTTTTCCTAGTTGTTTTCTGTCACCGAAATAAACACCTACGTCAAGTCCGCAGTTAATATAATCTTCTTCAGTTTGTTCAACCAAGCTCTTGTTAGGTACAATGACAAGACTGCGACCATATGGTTCGCTAATGTGACTTAGTGTTGCTGTGGTAATAGTTTTACCTGCACCGGTAGCAATCTGTTGTAGACTTTGCGGGTTAGCAATAAAGTTGTTGATTGCTTCAACTTGATAGTCGCGAAGCATAATAAGTTCGCCTTCAGCTGGATGGCCTTTTGGCCAACGCACGCCTTGATCGGCCCAATAGGTTTCGGTTACTGGTTGAAGATTTAATTGTATTGGATGCCTGTTATCTTCGATGTCTACAATTTGAACATTGTTCTTTTGTAGAATGTCAACAATAATATCCAAATGATTAACATAGCCGCTGCCGCCGATTCCAAAGAACGCAACTTTGCCATCCCAACGTCCAAGCTTGAATTGAGGCATGTGTTTTGCATACGGCACTTCAAACTTTAGTGCATTTGCAAGTTTACGACGAACGTCAATATCAAGTCCTTCGAGCTTGATATTGACTTCATCTTCAATTATTAGTTTACAAGTAGGCATACGATTTATTCAGTTTTCCTATTAAACTAGAATCTTTATCATGTACCATGACAAGATCGCAACAATCGTTAATATAATAATTAACGTGTGTATGACTTCTAGTGCCGGTAATAATTAATGCAGCACTAGGTTTCCAATCTGTTTTTAACAACAATTTAGGAAGTTTATTTTTACAAATATACACGATTTCAGTGTTTGTGTCAAGCCAGTTGTTCAAAGACCGCTCGTGAATAAAATCGTTAACATTGTATTTGTTTTCGGTTTCTACTCTAAATAAAACACTTTGTTTTTCAGAAGGAACTAGATAAGAAAACGCATCATAAACAGACGACACTTGTTTTAAAGCATCTTCTTTGTCAATTACAACAAGTAGCGGAAATCTATCAAGATGCATAGTTGCTTCTGCAATTGAATTTAAATTAAACGATTCTGGATTGATATTGATTTCTTTATCTGTCCTAAAAGCAATTTCGCCAATTAAGCCAGCAGGCACGTTATCATAATCAACTGTTACAATGCCATATCTACGTTTACGATCAATGATTTTTAAAATATTTGACTTGTCAATATTGCCAATTTCTTTTTCGATTAATTGACAACCGTCATCGCTTATATTTTTTACAGTGTAATTGATTACACTAGGGTACAGAGAACGTTCGTTCTCTTTTAAAGATTTAACTTCGTTGTACCATTCAATCAGTTGAGTATCAATGTCGAACTTCTTTTCTATAAAAGAATGTACAACATTATAAACATTATTTTCAGTTAAACGAAAATAGTGTTCATGACTACCGCGTTGATGAAAATAATTATTTCTTTTTGAACTTGAATTAAGTTGTTCAACTGCAACAATATTTTTTTTACTAAATGGAAATTTAATCTTAATCCATTTCCATTTTTGTTTGTAACTCTCATATGGAGCGTCACCCATCATGTTTTGATGATTTACAATAGTAATCGAATGTTCGCGGTTGATTATACGCAACGGCAATCTAGTGTTATCTAACATTTCATCAATGTTAACATCAAAACAGTGCTTGTAATTAAGCAGCTTTGATTTAACAAGAGCATGTTGACGATCAGTTAGAGCAGTGCCTTTTTTTACCTGTTGACTAATGCTAACAAGAATGGGCTTGTCTGACGGATTAATGTCGTGATTATCCACTAGGGTTTGTAGTATATCTTCTATGAACATACAGTAAATTTAGCATATTAAAGTTTCTGTGTCAAGTTTTTCAAAGGGATACCTTGCGATATTTCTTCTACTGTCCATTCAGTGTGTGCATAGTTGTTGAGCCATTGTTGCCTATCTGGCAAATGAGGATTGTCTACCATTAACAAATGCGGACATGCTACATCAAACGCTAAACTATATGGACTAACAAACGCAGGTACACCATTGATGATACTGTGTATCCCTGGATTACTACTCCAACTTACAGTGTATTTTACATTAGCAAAGTTCATATCAAAGTCGTCGTATGTGCCTGATATCTGCTTTGGTTCTTGCCTATAAACATTCTTGTATTGACGTTCAATGTCTGGAAGTCTGCATCTCGGGTGCGGGCGAAATATAATAGGATAGTTGTAATGCATTTGCAACGCTTCGATTGTATCCATTACCCACTTGCTCATAGATGGCATGCCTTGCCACTGTAAACTTTTATCGTGTTGTCCACAAATTAAAATACATTCACCATCTTGTCGCCATGGTTTTAATTCTAGTCCTAATTTGCGACTGCGTAGATCATCCATACCACCAGGCCCAAAATAAGCATCCCTGTTAATTCCATTTAGTCCTACTTTCCATGTTGTTCCACGTTTGATACCGCCGACTTCTAACACAACTACATTACGATTATTTTTACGAAAACTATTCCATACGTCTTTGTTTTTGGCCATACGTCCATAAAACAACACGCTCCATATAACAGCAACATCTGCATTCATATCATTGTAGACAACAGTATGACCTGCAGAACGTAAACTATGTTCGAATGCTTCAAACACAGGTTTACTGTTTAATGCTCCATATTCTTTGAATAAACTAAATTTCATAAGTAAATACTCCAAGTATATTTAATAAGGATTTTATAGTGACAAAAATTTCTGTAGTTAGTACATTTCATGCTCCGGTGCTGGACTTATATGGTCAGCGGTTTATTGATAGTTTTAGCAAAAATATTGATCCTAAAATAGAACTTTTACTATATGCAGAAGATTGTGTTCCTACTACAAATGACAGTAGAATTACCATATTAGATCAAAAAGAAAATCTTCCAAAATTAAATGCATTCAAAGAGTATTGGAAAAACGATCCTCGTGCAAATGGAATACCACCTGACGATATTAAACGTAAAAGAAAAGATTGGAATAAAACATTTAAATGGGATGCAATAAGATTTGCTAATAAAGTTTATGCAGTATTTGATGCTGCAAAACGCACAGATGCAGATTGGTTGTTTTGGATGGATGCAGATACATTTGTACATTCCTATATGCCACAAGAAGCATTTGAAAAACATATGAGTAAAAAAGCATGGTTGTGCTATTTAGGCAGAGGTAAAAAATGGCCAGAATGTGGGTTTTATGGTATAAATCTAAAACACTCTACCGGACAAGAATTTTTAAAAGAATTTGAACATGTATACGAACATGCCGAATATGGAATATTCCGCATGGATGAGTGGCATGATAGTTTTGTGTTTGAAGAAGTACGTAAGAAAATATACGCAAACTATCCCAATGATGCAATCATTAATATTAGTAAAGATTTAGTAAACGGAGAAGGGCATCCGTTGATTAACAGTGACCTTGGTCGGTATTTGGATCATTTAAAGGGTGATAGAAAAAATACTGGTAAAAGCAAACAAACTGATTTAATCGTAAAACGCAACGAAAGTTACTGGCAATAATTTCTCATATGACGCCAAGCTGAGCCGTCTTCGAGTTCACTAAACTTCCAATGAAACATCGATATTCTTTCTAGCCATTGTTGTCTATCAAAATCATCTGGATTTTCTATTTTACTAAAGTCTGTATTTGCAACATCTTTACATTGACTTTTTACTGGGTCTGTAATAAATCCACGATATCCTTTGATAATAGGTCCTACAATTGCACTGCTATTATGATTAACCACTGCCCAGGCATTTGCTAAATCGGTTTCTAAAGAATTGTTAAAATTACTGATCGATACATTTGGCAAGTTTTTTATTAAGGTTTTTCTAGGATCTAAATAGATTTTAGCCTGTTTGTCTCCAGGATGCGGTCTAATTAAAATTGGTCGGCTTGAATGTTTTCTAATTTTTTTAATTGTATCCAACGCCCATTGTTGTGTGTCTACGCCGCCCATACTCCAGCCGCCTTTTCTTTGTAACATTAAAAGTATATGCTTGCCGTGTGGTTTTATGTTTTCTATATTGATCTTACAATCTCTAGATATTTGTTGCCATCTAGCAGGATCTACTTTATCGTCGCAATAGATTCCTGTATTAGGAAAAACTCCGTTGAAACTATATCGTAGATATCCGTGAGGATTGATTTTGTTTGAATACAAAAACAAATTTGCATCAGCAACTACTACATATTTTTTGTTTTTTAGTTGAGTATCGATTATTTGTTTTCTTAACTTTAAATGCGGAGACGAGATATCATCATATACCCACCCTTGTATAACTCCTACATCTGCAGACAATACTTTGCCGGTATTTTCTATTATTCCTTCGTCGCTGTTTTTTACAACACCGGTGATAAATTTTAATAAAAGATCTGTTTTTTGCTGATTGGTATTGTTTGCTGGAACAGTTTTAAGATAACTAACTATCTTCATTTAGTATGCTCCATGCAAATCCGTTTTGCATTTCGGTAGCAGTAAACTGACAATAAGACAAGTGTGCTGCAAATCTAACAGTTTCTTCTTTGGTGGGCAAATATAAACTATTGATCTGTTTAAGTTCGGTATTACACAATACAGAAGCAGCGTTTGGTGCTAGTGTTATAGCCGGTACACTGTAAAGTAATGCTTCGGTTGCTGCAATGCTGTTAAACGTAACCAAGCAATATGCATCATCTAATGCATTCCAAATTGTATTCGTTGTAACTCTTTCAGACCGATCAGGTTTGAGTCTAACTTCAATTGGACGATCAGTATATGTCTTAATTGTATCAATAGTTTCCTTTAACCAAACGTCAAGATCTTTTTCATAAAACTTCATTACTTTGTCAGACGGCGGACATATTAAAATTTTACTACCAGTCTGTCTAGTTCTATTTTTGTATTTCCAGTTTAACTTTCTTAGTCTATCAAGATCTCTGTCTTTTATAGGTCCTAAGTTTTGTAATGCATTTTTAGTAATACGATGATAGTCTTTTTTTGTATTAGGTTGAATATATCCTGAATCAACAGCATAAAAATCTATTTTATTTTCTAAACAATATTTTATAGCTTTCTGGCCACGTCCGCCTAGTCCACGAATTACCAGGGTGTTGCCGGTGCCTTTTTTTAATTCAAAATTACATATACGTCCGCCCGAACCCAATATAAATGATTGGAGATAAGGATCATATTGCAATCCCTTGACTTCGTAGTTAAATCCGTCGGATGCAATTGCTGCAACTTTTATTCCCATAAACGTATCAACCTCTTTTTTTAATTCTGTGTTGTCATAAATCTCATGTTCAGGATCAATTAACGTATTTAAGTATGACTTTAAAATAGACTTAACAGTTTTTGTAAATGTTAAATCGTCAATCGACTTGGGTCTGTCTAGCTCTTTTGTAAATTTTTTTTTTGAACTTCTAATTCGTTTCTTAAGTATAGTCTTTCAACACGATACCATTCGTTAGCATATTCGCAGTTTTCGTATTGTTTAAACCACGGGCCGCCTTCTGTATAATGCAATGCTTTTGGTGATCCGTCTTTGGGTTCTTTATACCATCCTACTAGCCAATTGTATTCGTGGCTTAGTTTTCCAATTTCTTCATTGTCGAGCCAACTAAATCTGTGCAAAAAGGCACCGGTTTTATGAGGATCATTTACAAAATCCTTTGTAACCTGTTTATTACTAGGATGCCCGCAGTTTATAAGCATCATGCTTGACCAATTTTTTCTTGGATATTGAGTTTGTTTCTGTCCATCCATCTTAACACCCTCATCGGGTGTGTAATCGTGCTGGGCACACATGATGGCGTATTTGTCGTCGGCTTGATCAAATATATTTTTTACATCGTCAAGAAATACAAAATCACAATCGATAAACAATGCCCATCCGTCAAAGTTGTTCAATTCTGGAATTAAAAATCTAGTAAAGGTAAATTCGGTTGCAGCAAGAGCATCTACATCTCTCCAATACAATCCGTCTTTTCTAAGTACCTTTTGCTTTAATGGAATAACTTCAACTGGAACACTTGCAAGATTTTCTATACTTAACTTAGCAACTTGATATGCAATATCTTCTCTGCTGTCCCAACCTATGTAAACTCTTAACGGATTAACTTCTACGTTCAATATCACTCTCCACACATTCTTCGCCGTATTGCACTTCTAAAATGTGACATAATTCATCTGTGCAATTATAGGCCTTGTGCCATACTTTATTTTCTATTATGTAGCCCGAATTTAATTCTGACAATGTAATTTTTTGACCGATATTATTGTATTCTGTTTCTAAAACGCATTTGCCTTTAAGAACATACCAGTGTTCAGATCTTAAAAAATGTCTTTGCATTGAAAGACTCTTTCCAGGTTCGATAACTAGTTCTTTTACTTTATAGCCCGGCTTGTCGTCGAGCACTCTATACCAACCCCAGTTACGCACTGTCTTTGGATTTTTCCATTCTTCTAGAATCCAACTACTAGAATTCTTTTTGTCATCGCCGCCTACGCTCCATGCAAATTCTACCCTTGGATGATTTCCGTATTTGATTACTTCAGGTATATTTCCTGGATTTCTGTCGCCGCCATTGGCTACAATTATCTTTGTGTCCATTCCTGTTAACTCAAGAATTTTTTCTATACAATGATTACTGCTGCCGATTTCATCATCTTCAAAACCTAAAACTTGATCAACCATTCTAAGATTTCGAATAATGTTTGTTCTCTCTGCAAAAGGCATAAATGGTCTGCCTTTTTTTCTAACTAACCATGCGTCAGAATTTACACCAACCCATAGTTCGTCACCTAATTTTTTAGCTTCTTCAAAATAAGAAACATGTCCGCTGTGTAAAGGGTCAAAGCCGCCTGAAACTAATACTATTGTTTTCATAAAGTTATTTAATAGTTACCAGCCAAATATGTAGTCTTTTCTGACATTGGTAATTTCTTTTGCACCTTGGCTTTTTAAATAAGTGCCTGCACAATACTCTGTATCAGAATGTTGCTCAACAACAATGATAGGTTTGTATTTTAAAATAGTTTCAATACCGCCCTTTAGTACTTCTAATTCGTAGCGTTCGCAATCAATTTTAAGAAGGCCAAACTTGGGTAAATTTAAATCATCTAACCGTTTTATTTGAATACTACCGTTGCCTATTGAATTATCTTTAACAAAACTCATACCTGTATTTTCATTATTAATTTCGATGTCAACGGTACTATTGATATTTCCTAATGCACATTTATACAGTTCTACATTTAGGCCTTGTGTGTTTCTTTCTAAACACTCGTATACTTGATCGACTGGTTCAAATGCGATAATTTTTTTAAATTTCTTAGATAACGGAACAGTAAATAGTCCAACGTTTGCACCTACATCAATACATACTTCAAAATCAGTTACATACTTGTATGACTCTTCTCTAACAAGGTCTTGATATTCGGCAGGACCGCCTTGACTAATACGTTTTGTAATTAATCTTTCAAAATGTGTATCAGTGTCAGGCATCCAATAATTATAAACTTTTTTCATTCTTGCACCTTATATTTGTTGTATTCTTTAAGATACTTATCTGTTTCTTTTTGATCACCCTTGAGAGTTAAAAAATAACTATTTTTTTTATTTTTTCCTATTGCCATCCATTCTAAAGGAAGCTGTATAAAATTATATTGAACGGACAGTTCTTTTAATATTTCTTGATCCCGTCCCCATTTCCATTCCTCTATTGGTATTCTTTTGAGATAATTTGCAAAATCGTATCTAAAATTATTATTTGTAAAAGTTACAAAGCCTGCAAGCCATCTGTTATCTTTTTTATGAGATAATACATATTGTTCTTTAAAAAGTTTTTTAAAATCCTTTTCTGTAATTAATTTTGTACAAATAGTATCAGCATCAATAACTACAACGTTTTCTTCTAACAAAAAGTTGTTAGCAACAACTAAAAATCTAACTGCTTGCAAATAAGAAATTTTTGATTCTTTACTAATAAAGTTAATTGATTCATTTGTAATATTTACACCTTCTAAAACATTATTTTTAGTTGGATTTACAATATGACAATGTAAAGAAATAAATGGAGCGTATTTTTTTAAACTTTCTAATAAAGTAATGCCCCAATCGTCAAAGTATTTTTGATCACATCCGATTAAAATATTATAAGGTTGCATCTTCCATTCCTGCAACTCGCAACTTTACAATGTTAGTTAATTGCCATTGCTTTTGATCTAGTGCTTTAAGAACACCTAGCCACTTGTTTCTAATCAATGCAAATTCGTTGATAATTTTTTCGTAATCGCAAATATCTGGTTCACCGTCAACATATTTTTCAACATCTCGACTGCTTAATGCACGTTGATAGTTTTCTAGATATTTTTTAAAATGAATACTACGAAGTTTTCTTAACTCAATATTGAGATATTCGAGTATTGCTTCAAGTTCTTGAAGTTGGTTGAATCTATGTTCAACAATACCAGGCATACTAGCGGCAGCTTTTTCAATACTGCCGCTAATCTTTACTTCACTACGAGCAACATTTAGTTCATCCTCAAAGTGTTGTATTGCTGCTGGAATCTCTGTGATATTTCGGCTAACCCGACTATACCATCCCATTAATCATCCTCGTCTTCATCAACATCGCTATCTAAATCTAGATAGTAGGTAATTGCTAAATCTAAATGTTTGTCTGTTCCTAATAACTCTTTAAAAATTAAATCATCAACACCATAGTCTGCCATCAAGTCAACAAACTTTTCGGCTGCAATGTCTAGATTTTTTTTATCAAGATAAGACTTGAACATCATCCAAATATCGGCAATCTGTTCTTCATTCATCAGCATGGAACTCCTCGTTATGATCAATCACAGCTTCTTCGTCTGTGTTGTCGATATTTACCATTTGTGCTTCTTTTGCTGGTAGATCGTCTATGATCATTTCGAGTAATTCACCTGTCCAATTTTTACGATATTCTAGTGTTTCGTTGCCTTCGCTGCTGATATACTTGTAGCGGTTGCCTTGCTTTTCTAGCAGGCCTTTTGCTTCAAACAGATCAAACAATCCGCTGTAAGGATCCATGCCAGTTTCATATGGAATCTTAACCTGTACGCTTTCAAACGGTTTAGCATAACGTGTTTTCATAACTTTACAAGCTGCTCTAATACCTTGTACAGTTGAAGTTTTGTTGCCGTCTTCGTCTTCTTTTAGTTTTAGCTTTTTCATAGCTACAACCATTGAACTTGCATACACAAAGCCCGAACCACCCGAAATCTTGTCATCAGGATCAAACATGTCTTGACTTGCATAAGTGTGGTTAGTAACAACCATACCTACATTGTGAGCACCAAACATGTTAACACAATTAGTAACCAGTGCTTTAAGTGCTTTGGCCTTACGACCCATATCACCCTTCATGTCACCTGCATCAAACTGATTGACTTCAGTAGGAGTCATCAGCATACCTAGGCTGTCAATGACAAACAATACCTTTGGACGATCTTTTTCATCCATTGCTCTGTAATCATCCATGAACGTCGAAATTGTTTTTGCAACGTCGTCGACCATAGCCATGTTTAGTTTTAGCAGTTTGTCTTCGCTGGTTTCAACACCGAGTGCTTGTAGCCAACTTTCGTCAAGAGCATTTTCGCTGTCAATAAGAACAACAAAGATGCCTTGCTCTTGAGCGTGTTTAACAATGTTACCTGATACGATATAACTCTTTCCTGCACCACTTTCGCCTGCAAATACACTTACTTTGCCCAGTGGAATACCTTTGCGGAAATCTCCGCTGAGCAAGTAATTAAGAGCATAGTTACCTGTGCTGATCCAATCAGTAGGATCGTGAAACCCTGCACTCATACCTTTAATAGATTTAGTTAGACTGTTTCTAAACTTACTTGGATCAAAAGATTTGGATGCCATTAGCTACGCTCCATTTCCGATACTTCTTTGATTACAGTAATCAAATCGTCCATAGTATTACAAAGAATTTTTGCAGTTGCCCAGTCATCGTTTTTGTCACGTCCTGGCACTTCGATCATGTATCCATTGTCATACATGTGTACAGTAAACGAGTCGTCTACTTTTTTAATTTTGTTTAGTTTTGCCATTTATATTTCTCCTAAATTAAGCCTTAAAGTCTACAGGCTTGATTTGTTCAAGCCTGTAGAATTGTTTGATTAACCGTTGTTTTGACGTGCTCGGATTTTTGCAAGGATATCCATTGCACCGCTTCCGCCTGCTTCCGGCATAGCTGCTTTTTGAGGAGCAGGAGCAGCGGCCTGTTTGACCTCCTCAGTTGACTTAAAAGGAATGTCGTCATCCTCTTCATACGACGGAGCACTTTGGCTTGTAGCAGTAGCACGAGGACTTGCTGCTACATTTGGATCGCCTGTACGTGCTGCCATACCTGCAGGACGGAAGTAATTGCTCCAGCGATCTGGATCATATGCTTCACCGTCGACGCTAGCTTCAAACATCTCAGTAAGAACTTTAAGTTCTACGTCAGTGGGCTTTTTAGGAAGGAAATCATTAAGACTAAACAATCCGTTATCATTGATTGCTTTCATTTCTGCATCACTTAGCGGACGCTCTCTACGTGCCCAGTTACTAGCACCGTAGTCTGCATAACCACCTTTAGAACCTTTGCTAAGACGGAAATCAACACCTGCTGTATAATCAGTAGGAAGTTCTTCCATATCAGGATCCATAAGTGCTGCTTTGATCAGTTGGAAAATTTGAGGACCAATGATAAATCTACGAATTGGATTTTCTGGTTTAGTATCGTCATTGAGCGGATTGTCTGTCACAAATCCTTGGAAAATATAGCTACGCTTTTTCCAATACTTTTTACCCATATCTTCAAGAGTAGGATCTTTAAACCATCCGCGGACGTCTGCTAGAATAGGGCAGCTTTCTCCATACATTTCCATGCACGGAACTTGCACTTGTACTGGACGACTATCGGTTTCACCCTTTACTCCAGCAAAAGGAAGTTTAATCATCAAACGTTCTCTCCAAAAGAAAGTGTTTGACGAGTCGCCATCGGGCAAGAAGCGAATCGTTGCTGTATCGCCTTCTTTCATATTCCAAAATGGGTAAATTGCGTTGTCGCCGCCGCCTGTAGAACCACCTGTTGAACGTGTTTCTTGTTCTTTGAGCTTTGCTCTAATTTCTGCTAATGATGCCATAGTTATGCCTCCTATATATTGCCTATGTGCTTTGTGCCTAATATGTGCAGCACTCTTACATACTACACAAATGTATTTATCTTGTCAATCGTTTTTTTGCTTATAATTCAATGGTTTTGTTTACCAAAAGAATTAGCAGGGTTATACCCCTGCTAATCTTTTAATCATCTCTGTTTCTGGGTAACGGCTTTGAGCCATTGATTCGGCCTTTTTCTGAGCTACTACAGTCTCTATTTGTTTCATAAATTGGGCGGCAGGTTTAACAGATTCGTCGCCGTATTCTTTTTGCACCGCAGTTAATACTGCTGTCTCGCCTTTTGGAAATTTACCAGTTTCTCTGTCAAAATAACTTAAGATATATTCTCCGATTGGAGTTTGTTCTTTTTCAGGTTCTGCATCGGCCTTGCCAATCGAACCGTCTGGACCTATTTGTACATCCATGTCAGTTGGCTTATCTTTGGAAATTTTATCTTCGCCTTCAGCAGCCTGTGCTTGTAGACCTTTAAGTGTTGCATCACTAAAATTGGTCATGAATTGTCTTTCTCTATTGTTAAGACTATCAAATCCACCTTGCAATACTTTTTGTAAAATATATTCTGCTTGTTTAACACTGCCTGGAGTAATTGCGACACCTGGCTTAAATGCATTTCTTAAACTGCCTGCAATATTTTTTAATAAACTGCCTAAACCTTCTTCGATTGTAGCTTCAGCAAACTGACCCATTAATTGGTCAACGGCTGCTTCAACCATGCCTTCGAGAGATTCTTTTTTAATTGGTACACAGTTATCTACACGCTTGCCACCTTTCATTTTGGTGCCCATACGCTTGTAGCCGTCCCAACATGCCTTACCATCGACGCCTTTTTGCTTTTCTGCTTCTGCAACAATGTCTTCAAACTCTAATTCTTTTGCCTTAGTTGCTTCGCCTACAAGACTATAAATGTAAGGAAACACATCTTTTAATTCTTCATTGAATTGTTTAATAGTAAGTTGGTCTATCCAATTTTCTGCAACATCTTCAGGTACGTCTTCTACCATAGGTACAACATAACTTGCTAACGCTTCTGCATAATATGATGGTTTTTGGAGATTTTGAATTTCTTTTTTAACAATAGCAACACGTTCTTTAACAACACCGGAATAATCTTTCAAGCCTTCTGCCATTACAGCACTGCGATTCATGTACTGATTGAACTTACGCAGTTTTGTCATTTCTTCGCTGAGGCCTGAAATGTATTTGCCAAAGTCATCATACGCATGACCACCTTCGCTTACGTGCATTGCCATTGCTCTTGCACCACTTAAATGCTTGTATGGATAACGGAATCTTTCGCCTGCTGGAGATTCTATAAAAATTGCATTAATTTTTTGTGTACGTCCACTTGTGCTTTCCATGTTAATCGGTGCTTGATGTTTGATAACCAAACGTGCATTACCAATTTTTTGAAAACTGGTTTTATTTGTGCCATACATTTTTGTTTCGGCCATGGTTTTTTCTCCGGTACGATTTGCTGCTAAAAATTCGTAATCTCTTTTGTTTAAATTACTTTTGTTAATATCTCTTACATCAAAGTTAAGCAATCTTTTTTTTGCAAAAACTCTTAATTCTTTTAAAAAATTAAACCAACGATCTTGTATATCTTCTGTTTGATTTTGAACAATGTCTCTACCAACTACTAAAACAATGCCTTCGTCTTCATCTAAGCTTACACTGACCTTGCCCAAGTCAACGCCATTATTTTGAAAGCTAAAATCGAAATAACGTGCATCTTCAGGTACATTAGTAACTTGGCCATTCTCGTTGCCTATAGTAACGTCCTGAAAACGTCCTCTAATTTTATTGAAAAGATCAGATGCTATACTATTTAAATTTTTCATATTGTATTTATCAAATACTACTGCTAACAAAGATTGGCATTGGCATTTCATAATCTTCGTCTGCCTCTATTTGAACAAACGTATTATAAATTACAGGATCCCAATCCTTCATAATGCTTATCATACGCAACGCTAATAACAATGCACTGATTAAATCGTCAGTGCCGCCAGACTTTGCTTGAAAGCTACTTCCTGTTGCAACGAATTGTTTTAATTCTGTTATTAAAGGTTTACTTCTAACAATCAACTGATCGTTCTCAACCATGGTTTTTAATCTTGCACAAGTTGTTACTTTTGCACTGAATGTGGTATTAAAACCTTTTCTAAATTTTCTTACATGACCTTTACGTATAGGTTCACTAATAAACAATCCTGGAATATTTTCTTCGCCAAAGTCTTGTATCACCAACAATGCAGCTTCACCTATTCCATTGTTTTCCACGCTCCAGTAAATACCATTATCTGATTTTCGTTCGTTTGAAATGTATTGAACTATGTCTTTTAGTATGCGTATTTGTCCTGGAATACCTGTACTGTTGTGTTGCCATTCTGCTACTTGTTCGTATGTGGGCAGTTCTATTACTTGTATTGCTGCATTGTTTCCGCCCGTACCCATACTAGGATCTAGTGCCACAACATACGATCTGTTAGGAGAAACTTTTTTATACCAACGAGTTTGTCCCATGTTTAGAATAGGACTGGTGCCATCCATTGCCGCAAGCTTTAGACTATTAATCAATGTTTCATCAAAGATTAAGAATTCGCAACCGTATTCTCTACGGAATTTTTCTTCGCCGATACGACCTAGTTCAGCAGTTTTCCATGCTTCATCTCTATCCGGATGTTCCCACCATTCTGCACGGAATGCAAAGAAACCGTTACGACCAATCTCGCTTTCGTTACCATATTCGTCAAATTTATCAGCAGCTTGTTTCCAAATTGTCGCAAATGTATCTTCGTCGCTGTTAGGAGTACTTGTAAGAATAGCACGACCACCTGTAGCCAGTGTTGGAGATATCGAAGTCCAAAACTCTTCTGCAATGTTAGGTGCTACGAATGCAAACTCGTCGCAGTAAAGTAAAGAGATTGACATACCACGGCCTGTGTTACCAGTAGTTGTCATTGATACTATTCTTGAACCATTCTCAAATTCAATACTGCCTTTGTTATAGTTTGTAACACCTGCACGAATATGATCAGGACATGTTTCGTACACATATCGTATACGTTGCATGATTTCTTGAGCACCTGTGTATTTGTGTGCAGCAATAAGAATAGTTTGATCAGGATGAAACATTGCATACCATGCTAGATAGATAGCAGCACAAGTTGTTTTACCTGTCTGTCTAGGCATCATGTTGATATTGAATCTGTGATTATGATAACTGTGTAATAATCTTAGCTGATATTCATAAGGATCAAACAGTAGCTTGCCTTTGACAGGATGTTGGATGAATGCAAACTTTCTTGCAAAATACAAATATCCTTCGTCAGGATCCATGCATTTAAGCAGATCCTCAATTTGATTTTCGGTGTATGTTTCTTGTTTGTTGGCTTTTTTAATTAAAACGCCGTCTAGTGATTTTACCATGTTAATATTTAGTCAAAAAAATAGCACCCGAAGGTGCTATTTGACCTGTTACAGTTAGTCAAAGACTTAAAGTAATCTTGATAATGTTTGTTTGATTCTAGCTAGTTCTGAATCTGCTGCTTCGTTTGTTGCTTTTTTAATAACTTCAAATTCATCATTAGCATGGAAAGAATCTACCACAATTTTGCCTAACATATTTTTAAACTTGATAGCAAATGAACTTTCGCCTCTTGTACCAGGGCCTACTATTATACCTCTAATAGGAGAACCGTCGTCATATGAAGCATACAATTCAACCATATCGCCTACTTGTGGATTAACTTCTTCACCACGCCAGTTAGTAGTACCTTCCTTAAAGGGTGCTTTTTTCTTATCAGCAACAGCCTTTTTCATTGGCTCTTTTTTGTTGCCGTCTTTGTCCATATCAAGGAAGTCTGGTTTTGCATTTTTCTTTTCTGCAAGTTTAGCTTCAAGACGGGATTTCATTTCAACTGCCATTGGGTTGTCGCCCTTTGCTGCTGGCTTATGCATTTTCTTTTGACGATTGATGCCGCCACTTAAGTCTTTGGTCATAAGTTTGTGATCCCAATATTTTTCATTTGGTTCAGTTGACGCATCATATTCCGATTCCATCTCTGCTGCACTTTGTCTTAGTTTTTTATCACCCGAACCACCTAGTGCTTTTGATCCAACTGCTAGGCCAGCACCTGCCGCTGCTGCCGCCGGAGCAACTTTACCAATTTGTGCACCAATTTCTGCACCCTTGTAACCGCCAAGTCCTGCTCCTATACCTGCTCCTGTTATGCCATCTGTAGCACCACCGTATGCACCACCTAAAGCACTTCCTATCTTTGAACCGATACTAGCACCTTTATCGGCTGCCCAGTCGCTTGCTTGACCCATTGCACCGATTGCACGTTGTCCAAGTCCAGTACTTGCCGCTGCATCTCCTGCGGCTTTAGCACCAGTAGTAATAGCGTCTCCGGCTGCTTGAGAACCTTGTGCTACTGCATCTGCTGCCTGAGCACCAAAACCTTTAAGAGCATCTAATGCTCCGGTTGCTAAACCACTGATGTCTTGTTGTAAATCTGTATCACCATCGACATCATCACGACCGGGAATACGTGGATTGTCTTTAGAGCCAGCCTGTAGTTCTCGTTTGGTCATTTTAGCAGTAGCAGCACCTCGGCCAGCAGCACCACCTAATGCTGCTCCTCCGAGACCGCCTAGTTTAGCACCTTGTATTGCACCTGCAGGACCGCCTAACGCCATTCCTGCTGCACCACCTAATGCTGCACCTATGCCGGCACCTACTGCTCCGTGTTTAACAGTTTGTCCAGCAGTTGTACCTATATTGCCTAATACACCTTGTTGTAAATCCATATCACCTTCGACATCATCACGTCCTGGAATACGTGGATCATCTTCGTCTCGATCAGTAAGACTATCACCTGCGGCAGCCCCAGACAATGCACCAAGTGTAGTAGCCATTGGACCTGCACCTGTTGCTAATCCTAAGCCGGCACCTAGTGCTCCGCCTAGTGTTGTACCAATTATTCCTTGGTTTAGATCCTGGTCGCCTTCTACGTCATCACGGCCTGGATTGCTAGGGTCGTCATGCATAGATGTACCCATTGACATTCTTCCGCCTTGAATTCCTGCAAGTGCTCTAAGTATTTGTGACATACTCGCAGCATCGCCGGTAATGTTAATACTTAAATCTCCGCCAGTTTCCATAGTTGGCATATCTGGTGGGCATTCTACAACAAATGCTTCATTTAATGTTTTTCTCTGTACAGCATCAAAGCTTTTTAAAATTTTACGCATATCGCTCATGATTAACTCCCCATTGCACTTTTGGTGTTTTGCGGTTCCTCTTTTATAGCCTCTGCCTTAAAGCCGTCGGTACCGTCTGCACGCTCTTTGCGTGCGGCTTCTAATTCTTTTAATAGTTCCATTATACGATTGTTACCTACACTGTTTTGGGCACTTTCGCCGCCTAGTTCTTCTTTGGTAAGCAGTGTCTCATAGGTAGTATCTGTTTCTTGTTTGTTTTGTTTTTCCAAAGAACTGTTTGCGTTTCTTACAACTATGTGTGATTCGTGTATACTACAGCATTGTCCTAGGTAATTTTTCACAACTGAATCAGTGGTTGGATAATTTACTTCTACATCCCAAAATGTAACTTCTGTGTTTTCTAATTGTGGAAAATCTAATGGGCGTTCTTGTATTGGTGTTTTTTTACCACCGCTCATTGATGCTAATCCAAATCTTTCCATTGCAGTGCGTAGGCGACTGTTAAACTCTTCTGGTAAGTCGCCGGCAACTACTATTTTGAAAGGATAAGTCTTTTTAGACTCGCTTAGGTATTCTTTAAAACTTTTCATAATTGTAGGATCCTATTATTAGTATTATTTATCTTTATCAAGGCCTTTTAGACGCTGTAGTAGACTATTTCTATCAGTAACCACATACCCTTCGCCTTCAGTGAATCCACCATTATCGTTAAACGTATCGCTGTCTAGTTTTTGCTTCTTAAGTTGTAATTCAACCATCTTTAATTTTTTATCTAGCTTGGCAACTTTGGCATCCAAGTTAGTACGTAGCATGTTTCCAGCAACTTCAAATACCCTGCCGCTGTAACGTGCTTCAACATTCATTCCGAGATCCATTAAATCTTCGTATGCTTGCATGGCTTTGTCTGCAACTTCATTGAGTTCTCTGTCAGCCATTTCGCCTAAGCCTTGAACTGCTGGTAATGCAGCGGCTATTTTATCTAACTCAGCAATATCTCTAAATGTGTCTTCTTGAGAAGGCGGAACTATTTTTCCCTTTTTTTCTTCTGCAATTATTTCTTTGGATTCAGGTAAACCCAATAAATCTTCAAGTTTTTTGGTCATAGTAATATCCCATTATATACTACTATTATTTATCTACGTTTGCCAGTATGAAAAATATCTTCTTCGCTTACTATTCTAAACAATATATTGTTTTGTTTTGACCACGCTCTAGCAGCTTCCCATTTGGCTTGATTTAAAACAAAGTGAGCTTGATTTCTTTTGTTTCTTCCGGTTTTTTCTAACACTGTTTGATTAATAGGTTTAACTTCTATAATCTCAACATGTCTTTTGCCAGTCTTATCAACATATTCTATAAAAAAATCAGGCACATAAATTGTAAATTTACCAGTAAACGGATTTCTATATGGAATTTTAATTGCTTCACTGGCCCAACGATTGACGCTAGGATGTTCGTCGCAAAATCTCATAAAGGCAAATTCCCAACTGCTCCTGTATGTAGGCGATCTTCCTCCTACATACTTTTCTGGATTTTTTGGTGTAAATTTTCCTTGTGCATATTTTGACATTATACTATAACATTACGATATTCTAATTGATTGATTTCTCGTTCTTGACGATATCCAAGCTTGCTTATTTTACTTCTACTGTTGTTTAATATTGCAGTGACTAAACTGTTTAATTTGATGTTATCATAACCTTTTAGTTTGTCTAATAATTCAAACACGTTCACACCGTCGATAACAGATTGTTCAAGTAAAACACTTGCAACACTGATTGCAGCATTTTTATCAAACCCTCTTTTTTCAAAAAAACCAATTACTGCGTCAACCTTGTTGCTTGGATAGGAAATAGATTTGGTAAAAAATCTATCAAATATTTCTCTTGTTGGTTGTTGACTGTCTGTTGTTGGTGTTATTTGTTCTGTGCTAGACATTTTTTTACCTTATATATTTGACTGTGTTGCTTCTGTAACCGAACCTTGTACTGCCGATGATGGAAACGCTGTACTGCCAAAGTTGTTTTCTGTCACTGTTCCGGTGACTGATTTTTGAGATTGTAAATCTTTTAAGTTAGGAACTTTTAATTGAGAAACAGTCAGTGACGGTCTATAGTTTCCATCTTTCAATTCAGGTATTGTATTATTAGATCCTGCAATTGTGGCAAGCGATGCCGATACAATTGATTGATCTGCTGATAAAGGACTTGGTGTATTATCATAATGCCAAGTACCAAAGCTAGGAGGAGCACTGTCTACTTTGGTATAACCTCTGTTATATTGAACTGCTTCATAAGATATAGTTAATATGTTTTCACTAAAGTTGGTTCCTTCGGCAACCATAGAATCGTGTTGGAATGCTTCTATATATGGATTGATCAAAGTAAAACTTGTATATGTGCTTTGACTATTTTGCGGGGACAACTGATACACCACAATGCTTGTAAAGAAGTTGGCTGCTTTGTTAGGTCTGTCCAACCCAAATCTGTAACTTTGAGATTCACCGGTACTGTATACATTGTTAATACCGTTTGGTCCACGAGCATAAGCATCTACTGTAATTGCAGGAGTACCGTCGGGATTTTTTTCTACATAATTGCTATCGGTATAGTAATAACGAAAATATGACTCCCATAATAATGTTGTCAAGCCAGCATTGTCATCATGAAAAGACATATTCACAGGTTGATAGTCTACTCTTGTTTGAATTACTTTTTTTCTGTTGTATTGATTTACTGTATCTGTTTGTATATTGTATTTGGGTAAATCTACACTTTTGCACAACAGGTTTACTTCTGGAACATATAACTGTTCTCTTAAGGGACTGCGTTCTCTAACAAAAGGATTTATGTTTAATACAACATGATAAAGATGCTTAAACTTAGGAGCAAGCCTAAAGTTATTTGCTCTATACAATCTCGAAGCATGTTGATAATCTCCTAAATCGCCTTTAAGAGAGCCGAACTGCTTAAAATTGTCGTAAAAACCTGATAAGTAACTCATACATATATTTATCTAAAATATAATATACGCAGATAATAAAAAAAGGGGACCAAGTCCCCTTTTTGTATGGCAATCATTTTTAGATACTATCAGCCAGCACCAGTAGTTGATGTACCAGTAGTTCTTCCTACATTTTGACCAACACCTTCACCTAATTGAATTGCGTTGTCATATTGTATAGTAAGTGCAACACTAACAGGTTCGTTGTTTGCATAAGCAAGTGTGCCGTAATTTGCTTCAGTGATAAAGCAACCATATGCTTCCCATGTTTCTAGTACAGTTGGCGTAAATGCACCATTACCGCCATCTAGAATTTCAATTCTTGTTAAGAACTTGTAGTCAATACCGGATGCAGCACTTGCTTGTTCCATAAAGTCAAATTGCTTTTGTAGTTGTTCGCCAACAAGCTTTTGTACGTTGTTGTTAACATCTTCGCGTAAGTTAAGTGTAAGTGGGTTCCAAGTATGCTTGCCTGCAAGGTAAACTTTTGAATTATACACTGGAATTTCCATGCTTTCAAAAGTAATATTTGGACGAGTAACATCTACTACTTGCTTTGTAAGTTCAGTAGTCGGAGTACTTACACCAAATCCTTCTAGTGTAACACGGAAGCGATATTGTAGTTTTGGCATTAGCAAACCTTGTGCTGATGCACTATCGTTGGTTGCTAATGGAACTGTAATTTTGCTTAGTGATGAGATTGCCATATAATATTCTCCTATTCACAAGTATTTATCATATTAGGGTCGACTTTCATCGACCCTAATGTTTATGATATTATAAACCTGCGATTTCTCCTGTGTTTTTAAGGCGTAGCGGAATGTAAATAAATTCTACAGCCTTCACTGGTTCGATAGCAATATCTACATAAAGTTCGTTGCGATCGATTCTGCTCGGTGTATTATTGGTTTCATCACAAACTACCAAGTAGTCATAAATTGCTCTTAGACCAATTAGCTCAACCATTAAGCTTTCAACCTGTTGTTTGATTTCATCACGTGTGATTTTATCGTTTGGTTCAAAGATGTAAGGCTTAGCAAGTGTTTTAAGTTGACTGCGTAGATAAATTACCAGTCTTGCAACGTTAATTCTGTCAAGAGCACTTGCATTTCTTGCACGAGTCTTTTGACCAAATACTACTAGTCCTGCACCATTTAGGAATGTAATTGGGTTTACATTGTTTTGGTATAGAGTATCACGTTGACCTTCGTTAAGTGCAACACTTACAAATTCGCCTTCTGAACTAATATAGCCACTTGCAGTTGCATTAGTTACACCGCCACGTCTTGTACCTGCTGGTGCAAACCATGGATATGCAACTTGGTCGTTAAGTGCAATAGTACGTAGTGCCATGTGACTTGCTGGCACAACAATATTGTTACCTGCATTGTCACTGCTGAAACCTGATGGATAGTATACACCAAGATATTCATCTCTGCTAACTAAACCTAGATCGTTGTCTTCAACAGCTAGATTTACGTTTGTTGCCCAGTTGCTAATTGCAGTTGTATTTGGCTGTAGTCTCATTGGGCTATCGCCTACGATAAATGCTGTTAAGCCTCTGTCATTGTTTAGGGTAATCATTTCACCGATAAGTTCTGGATAACCAGGTGTTGCCATCAAGTTGAAAATTCTTGTTTCATCGTCGCGAATATCTTGATTGCTGTTTAGTAATGATTGTAGAGCTTGTACAACAACCTTACGCTGTGCTTTACGTCCAAAGCTACCAGAACCGTCAACTTCATTAGCACTTTCAGTTACCCAACGATTTGCTTTGTAACCAGCCATTGACTCATCACCAAAGCGAGTATTTAAATCGTTTACGTCAATCCAGTTTCTTTCGAAACGCTTTACATTGAAACCACTTCTGCGTAGATTCCACAATAGCATACCTTTTGGATACAGTGCAGGATCTGGAGCATCTGGATCAAGATAGTTGCTTTCTAGCAAGTCTACAATAGAACCTGCTGTATCACTGTTTGCACCTGCTGTATTGTAACGTGCATCTGCAAATAGCACACCGTTTTCAGTTGTTTGGTCTGTTTTATCCAGTAACACAAACTTGCTTGTTAAGCCGTTGTAACGATAAATTGTAGGATAATTTTCGATGTCAGCAGTGCTTACCCAAATGTCGCCATTTTGAAGTGCAGAACCATCTGACTGTAAGGTTGGTTCGCTGTTTGCAACAATTGGACCATTTGGATCAGTGTTTGGGAAACCAGTTGCACTGTCTCTATAACCTACCCAAGTAGTACCGTTGTGATACAGCATGTCAACTTCGTCTACTACACTGCTATACCATAGAGCACCTTGAGCTGGAACAGTTGTTGGTTCGCCATCCTTTGCAGTGTATGTTAGCACTTTCCAAAGACTTGCAATGTAGTTGTTTGCCAATGCAGGATTTTCGTATAAGTTAACAGTTGAAGTAGGATCGGTTGCATCAAAAACTTCATATATATTATCAAATATTTGATTTGCAGCATCGTTAATTCTCATGTCGCCGCCAAGTGCATGTGAAATTACAAGTCTGTTTTGACTATCTACGCTTGCAGTTACGTTTGTGAACCCTGCTGCGTTTATTGCATTTGCAATAAGTTCTGCATCACTTGTAGCACCTGTTGCTGTAAACGAAATAGTTTTTGCAGTATCCATTGCTGCTTGACCGCTTAAACTCTCGCTGATAGTAAATGAATACGATCCACTTGGGAATGAGCTTGAAATAATTTTACTGCTGGTAATAGTTGTTGCACCGTTTGCATTTTTACGATAAATTTTGAAGTTTGCAAGTGGTTCAGAATCTTCACCTACGTTTGTCTGTACAAACAGTGAACCTTCTCTAATGTTGGCACCACCGCCTGTGCTGTCAATACCGTATATTGCACTGTTACCAGTTGAATACAATGGTGCATTTACAGTTGTCCACGATGCAGTGCTTGCTGAATAATTTTTAACAGACCAATTTGCTCCAAGATTAGGAGTAGTTGTCTTAACCCAAATACTACCAGTAGGTCTTGGGTTTGTATCGTTAGTCTTATATGAAGGAACACTGGTATGCGGTGCAATTGTTACTTCTGGTGCAAAGTATTCATCTTGAGCAATACCGATTGCTGTAAATAGAGCATCTGTACCATAAATTTCAACAACATCGCCTGCACTACCGCTGTAATAAAGAGCTAGTCTGCTATTTTTTACCTGTGCAGTAATACCTGCTGTAACCAATGCTGATGTACCGTTGATATCGCTTACTAGGCTTGCAAGTGTAGTACCAGTTGCAATTACTTCATACTGTGTACCACTACTATCGCTAGTTAAGCTGAATATAATAGAATGTCCTGCTGTGATAGATGGGTTAGCTGCTGTACCAGTTACAAATGCATGACTTGCTTTCCAGTTTGCACTACCGACTGGCACCCATGTACCTTTGGTTGTTGTATGATTGGTGCCATATCCTGCTGACTTGTACCATAAACGATTTACGTTTGTTACTGCGACAAGTGCATAATCACCTAGTGCACCTACGCTGCCCTTTGGGGTATAATCGCCGCCTGTATAGTTAACAACTTTAGTAGTATCTGTAATTACAGTAGGAACTTTGTTTGAAAAGCTTTGTCCGTTTGTTGTAGTTGCGGCTGCACCATTCCACTCAAAGATACCATATAACGAATCATTTGTATCAAACCAATATGAGTTATCTGTAGGCTTACCGGCAGTTTCTTCTGCACTGGCTGTAAGTGCTGCCAGGTCAACATCTGCACGAACTACGTATGCTCTATTTGCTACACCAAGGAAACTGTAAGCAGCTTGCAAGCCGTATTCGTTTTGCTCGCCACCATGTATCGGATTGTTGTTTGCATCTGTGTAAAATGTTGGATCACCAAAGGTTTCAGCTAACTCACGCTGTGAACTCATTAGGTATACTTTACCAGCATTTGATTTTAATGTACCAGGAGCAATACCTGTACCGCCTGGGTTTGTTTTATTTTCTTTTGTTGCTACAAATATAATTGGTGTGGTACCTGGCTCGGCTGGAGTGTAAAAACTCTCGTCGATTACATTAACCTGTACACCTGGTGATACTAAAGCCATTTTAATTTTCTCCTCGTGGATCTAATGTTGTTATAGTTATTTAGCTAATACGAGTAGAAAAATGGGGTTTTGCAGGTAATATTAGTAGTTAATGAATGTAATTAATCAATTGATCCACATTAAATTCCAATTCACTTAACGTTCCATTGTTGTCAATTGTAAAATCAGCCATCCACTGTTCGAGGCTCATTGAATCTTTTGATTCCGGAGGCAGATGGTCGATTCTATCAACCCAAATTGCATAGTCAAAAACACCTGTGTTTTTCATAGCAAAAAATTCACGCTTATTGCGTAGTCCGCAATAAATGTCATGTGCCCGAAATATTTCTCTACCTAAGCGACTTGCATCAGGAACATTATAATTGCAGATAGCATCATACCATTCTGCTCTGTGATTGTGCCGGTCAGCATAACACTGTTCTTCATTAGCGTATCCATAATTGTCCTTTAGTTGGTCAAAGATAAACAGTTTAGAGCAGAACTGGCTGCTCGATTCAAAGCTATATCCATACTTATCACGTAGCATTTCGCAGACAGTATCTTTACCATGTCTGCCATGTCCAATAATTAGTAATTTTTTTCTCATGTGTTATATTATGATATTTTTAAAAGTATGTCAACCATTAACCAATTAAAAATCCGTAACCTGTTCCACCCGGAACTGCTAAACTTACTTCGTTTTCTAGCTTTTCCATTTCAGCTTGTGCTTCAGCTTTTAAACTTGTACCATTTAGTGTTGTTCCGCCTTGTGGTCCTGCAATAGTGGCAAATTTTTCTCTAGCTTCACCTAGCATGTATTTGCAACTAGCCAACGTAAAATCTTTAATCCACTGTTTTGCAAGATAGTCGGTTAACAATTGACTATCTGGGCGATAGTTGTAACACCATAACAATACTTCTTCACCTGCACGAGGTCTTTGTAATATTTGTAATTTTTTTGTAGAACGAGACCAGTTAAACTCAATAAAACTACCAAACATACGTCCTACAAGTTCTTGCTGTCCTGCAAATAATTCATAAGTTGCAAGTCCGCCCATTCCTGATCCTGCAAGTAAATAGGTGTTTGTGTATGCAAGGTTAAACGGTTCGTATAGCGAACTACCATCTCCGCCACCACTACGAGATCCTACACTACGTCTAAATATTTGACGCACTTCCATTATTTCATGTGGAAGAATGTAATCGTTTTGATCTTCTACCAATCTCAAAGCAATATAGCTTTCTTCAACACTAGCATCGCTGCGTTGACGATAGCGTGTGAGTGCTTTGGTCAATGCAGTTTCGTAATGTATAGGATCTAATTCTACGTCAACCATGCCGCCGCCAAGAAAGGCATGCACATAATCAAATACTTCTTGTTTCTGGGTTACTAATTCATTGTCGGCCATATTTGTCTCCAACAGTATTTATGCTAAATATACGTATGCCAAGACTTAGTTTATATAGACCAAATAAAACATCAGACTACGAATTTATAGATAGAATTGTTCTTGAACAATTTTCTGTAGGCGGTACTGATGCTTTTGTTCACAAATATCTAGGACCAAAAAATCCTAGTGACGGTAATGCAACCGCAGATCAACCTCAGTACGATGTTATCAAAGAAACAAACATTCAAGATATGTTGTTCTTAGAAAATCGAGACAGAAAATATGATCCTGATATTTACTCTATACGAGGAGTTTACAATGTCAGTGATAACGATTTTAATCTAAGTCAATTTGGATTATTCTTGAGCAATGATACTCTTTTTATGACCATACACATTAATGCTACTGTAAAAACCTTAGGCAGAAAAATCATGCCAGGCGATGTAATAGAATTACCTCATCTAAAAGATGAGTATGCATTAAATGATTACAGTGTTGCTCTTAAAAGATTTTATGTCGTCGAAGATGTAAACCGAGCTGCCGAAGGATTCAGTCAAACTTGGTATCCTCATTTGTATAGAATTAAATTAAAACAAATATTAGACAGTCAAGAATACAAGGACATACTAGATCTTCCAGCAGGTGATGGTGAAAATACTCTTAGAGATGTGTTAAGCACTTTTGAAAAAGATATGCAAATAAACAATGCTGTAGTTGCACAAGCAGAAGCTGATGCTCGTCTAAGTGGTTATGAAACCAGTCATTTTTATACATTGCAAGTTGACGAACAAGGAAGACCAGAGTTACTAACAACAGATATTAATACATTAGATGCAACTAGTTCTGCACTTGCTGACAGAATTTCTAAAAGTCCTGAACGTGAAGGATATACAGGATATCTTCTAGGAGATGGAATTGCTCCAAACGGCGAAGCATTTGGCAGCGGTATTGGATTTCCAACTTCCAGTGCCGAAGGAGACTATTTTTTAAGAACTGACTTTATGCCAAACAGATTGTTTAGATACGACGGAAGACGCTGGGTCAAAGTCGAAGATAACGTAAGAATGACCATGTCTAATACTACTACAAGAAAAACTCAAAAAACTACATTTGTAAACAACACCACAACAAATACAATCGGTGGAGACATTGTAGAAGAGCGTCAGAGCTTGAGTAAAGCACTAAGGCCAAAGGCGGATAATTAATGCATATCTATAAGTGGACACATAAAGAATCGGGTATGACGTATATCGGGCAATCTGTGCAAGATCCTAATCAACGACGACTCGAGCATATTTCTAATGCACGACATACTAAAAAAACATATCATTTTCATAACGCTATAAGAAAATATGGCGTGGATGCGTTTGATTGGGAAGTAATTGTGTTTGCGTCGTCGATAGATGAATTAAACTACCTAGAAGATTTTTATATAAAAAAATTTAATTCGATCGAAAACGGTTATAATTTGAGAGAAGGTGGCGGAAATAAACTTCACTCAAACGAAAGTAAAAAACGCATGAGTGAGGCACAAATAAAAGCACATCAACGAAGAAGAGAACTTGGCAAAGATACTTTTACAAAAACTAAAAAAACTTCCGGATGGACTTGGTCAGAAGAGCAAAAAGAGAAATTAAAACCAGTGCAAGAAAAACTTAAAAAAATGCTTAAAAATAAAACTTGGAAACTAGTTGATGGAAAACGAGTCTGGATGGAGAAAGAATAATGAGTCTTCACTTTTATGACGGTCAAATACGAAGATATATTACTCAGATTGTTAGAATGATGAGCAATTTTAGCTACAAAGACGGCGAAGGAAGTTTGCGTCAAGTGCCAGTGACTTACGGAGATCTGTCAAGACAAGTTGCCAGTATTATGAGAGATAATTCTGAAAATAAACTACCTAGTGCTCCACGCATGGCTGTTTATGTTACCGGTTTAGAAATGGATAGAAATAGAACCAGCGATAGTAGTTATGTAAGTAAAGTTAATATTAGAGAAAGAGCATTTGATGCTGATGGTAATGAATATCTAAATACACAAGGCAAAAATTATACAGTTGAACGTTTAATGCCTACACCATATACACTAAGTGTAAATGTTGATATATGGACAACAAACACTGATCAAAAACTTCAAATATTAGAACAGATTTTAATGTTGTTCAACCCAAGCTTGGAAATTCAAACCACAGACAATTTTGTGGATTGGACAAGTTTAAGTGTAGTCAATCTAGAAAGAACTGAATTTAGTAGTAGAAGTATTCCTGTAGGTGTTGAAAGCGAAATAGACATTGCTACTCTAGCATTTAGTACACCGATTTATATTTCTCCGCCAGCTAAAGTAAAACGTCTAGGTGTAATTACTAATGTTATAACAAGTATTTTTAACGAACAAATAGGCACCATAAATCTAGGAGAAAGTTATCCAGAAATTAGTGCGTATAGCGATGAACAATTTCCAGTTAGCAACAGCACCACAACTACAGTTCAAGACGGCAATGTTGATATTGATACTTCATTGACAGTTTCTCCTACATCCGACAATAGAGCAACATTGAGTACTACATATAGAAATTATGGAGTGTACATTACATCAACAACAGGACAAATCATTGATAAAAATGTTGTCGGCACTGTAAGTTGGCGTATTATTACTGACAGCTATCCGGGCACTTACAAAGCAGGTATAAGTCAAATAAGACTAAGAAAATCTGATTCTACTAATTATGTTATAGGAACGTTTACAATTAATCCGCTAAATGAAACTGAAATTTCTATTAATTGGGACATGGATACATTGCCAACAAACAATGTACTAGAAGGTCCTGCTAGAAATCCCAGTAGTTGGAGTACACTTGACAAAATTGTAGATCCTCTAACCTACAATCCTACAAATGACAAAACACCCGGATTACGTTTGATGATCTTAGGCGATTTAAATCCAAGCGAAAATGTAGGACAGACAGTTGGTGAAACACCATATACATTTGCATATGACGGCCCGGATGCATGGAAACACAGTATATTGGTTAACGGCAGTTACGATTTTGTGGCTGGATACGGTGACATTGTAGAATGGGACGGATCTCGTTGGCATGTTGTGTTTGATGCAACTGATGCAACTGATATAACTTACATTAGCAATCTCACAACAGGAACACAATACAAGTGGACAGGCACAGAATGGATACAATCCTACGAAGGTGAATATTCACATGGCACCTGGATGTTGTATTTAGACGCATAACTATTTGTATGAAGAAAATAATTTGTAGTGGTGCTTTATTTTACACCTTAGATACCAATAGATTTTTATTATTACATCGTACTCAAAGTAAACAAAATGATGTTTGGGGATTAGTAGGCGGAACCAATGAGGAAAAAGAAACTCCTTGGGAAGGCCTAAAACGAGAAATTGAAGAAGAAATTGGATCTTTGCCTGACATTAAAAAAACAATTCCTTTAGAAACGTTTGTAAGCAACGATAATCATTTTTATTTTCACACTTACCTATGTGTAGTTGAAAATGAATTTATACCAAAGCTTAATAGCGAACACGACGGATACGCCTGGGTAAACTTTGGCAAATGGCCAAAGCCGTTACATCATGGGTTATCCAATACTCTAAGAAGTAAAACCAATCAAAAAAAGTTAGAAACTGTTTTTACTTTGATCAAACTGTTCTCTTAACCAATCAAAGTCATTTATTCTACGCAACTCTTGCGTAGAATCACGGTGTTTTTCTCCGTATTCTTTGCCGAGATTAGCACCGCTGATTGCAGCAGGTCCAAACGGTTTGTCTTTACCACGAGTACACCATACATTCAATCTAAATTCAGTTTCCTCATCAAGCTGACCGTTTATTATTTTACTTGAAAGTTTTACGCATTCTCTAAATGCACTACGCCAAGTACTAAACTCGTCTGTGTTGAACCGTGTAACATTACTGATACGATTTATAGTTTTAAACAACGGACTGATACTTGTGGTCATATCAGGCTTGGTTGTATCCATATTTAAAGTTAACGTTCTTGGCAACAGTTTTACAGCCCCATATCCATAAACCAATCCATTAATTGGGTTTTGTGATTTCCAGACGTGAACAGTTTTTCTGCTATCAGGATCATATGCCGGAACGTAATAATCAAAATTAAATTTATCTATGATTTCAGCGTCAGCATCTACAATCCAAATCATATCTGTATTACACTGTTTTGCTGCCGCAATGTGTGCAGCATGAATGCCTTCAACTCCGTGTATACGTTTTGCTCTTGGAAAACGTTCTACAAGTTTGTTGTAATTTATATCTGCATGTTCTTCGTCTTTGCTGATAAACACAATATCATAAAGTGTTGGGTTACTTGCAACAATATTGTATTGTTTTTTATTTGCAAGAAAACGCATACGTATCTCACGATCAGTTATCAGAGACTTTTTGTTTACTAGACTAATGCCATCCCACGCATTACCGTTCATAAACACATGATTTGTTTTACGTTCAAACCATTGATCGTGAGTAAAGTATAGATCAAATTTAAAATTAGGATCAACATTTACTTCTGGAGGTATCATCCAGAACATTTCAGTCTCACTGGAATTTCTTGCAGTTTCGTAATCTTCGTATGTGTCTACAATAAACTTTTCGTATTCTACAGGACCGCTTGCAACTATATCCCATGATTTACGCTTTGCTATTAGTCTATACTCAATTTCTTTTTCTGTTAGAGGAGCACGTTTTGTCAACAAGAACAATCCATTGTAATGATCTTCACCGTTGGCACGATGTACAAAAGTGTGATTAATACTACGATCGTATGTGTTATGATGACTAAAATATAAATTAGCATCAAAGTCTTTGTTGAGTTTAATGTTAGGAGTACTTGCCCAAAACAGTTCAGTAGGCGAATTTTCCAAAGCTTCGAGATAATCGTTGTAACTTACAATGTTATAAAATTCATACGGCTTTGGTGTACTTGCTATAATGTCCCAATCTTTTTTGTTTATGTAAAATCTATTCTCAACTTCTTTTTGTGTAACAGGTGCATGTTTACTAAACAGTACAATACCATCTCTATGTTCTCCATTGAGCATCACATGAGTTGTTTTGCGATCGTACTCGTTGTCATGAGTAAAATACAAATCAAATGTAAAATTAGGATCTACAATTACATCATCGGGAACTCCCCAAAACATTTCTGTATCTGATTCTTGTAGTGCAAGGATGTAATCGTCGTAATTGTTAATTGTAAATTTATTATATTGTTTATTTGTACTACCTACAGTTTTCCATTGCTTGGCATTAACGATAAATCTGTGTTCTATTTCTTTTTGACTTACAATTGCATGTTTGCTTAATAGAAACAATCCATTGCGATAATCTTTGCCATCTACACGATGAACAAAACTATGATTGGTTTTTCTATCATACTCGTTATCATGAGTAAAATATATTTGTTTTACGAGTTCGTCGTAAACTTCTATGTTTTTTGATGCAGCCCAAAACAATTCGGTTCCTACATCATCTAATGCATTGATATAATCGTTGTATGTTTCGATGTTGTAGAAATCATATTGTACCGGTTTACTTGCATTTGTATCCCATTCTTTTCTGTTTACAGGAAATCTATGTTCAACTTCACGAGGAGTCAGTTGAGAATGCTTGCTTAGTAACATTAAACCGTTGTAATGTTTTACACCATCTACTAAATGAGAGAAACAATGATTTATTTTTCTATCATACTCGTTGTCATGTGTAAAATAAACACTGCTAAAGTCAAAGTCGTCTGTGTCTATGTTGTTAGATGTTGCCCAAAACAATTCTGTAGTCGAATGTCTTACAGCATCAACATAATCGTTCCATGTGTCAATAGTAAAATTATCGTATTCAACTGGACCACTTGCTACAATATCCCATTCCTTAGCATTGACAATAAATCTATGTTCAATTTCTTTTTCAGTTACAGGAGCATGTTTGCTTAATAAGAATACTCCATTGCGGTGATCTTTTCCGTTTACACGATGAATAAAGCTATGATTACGTGTTCTGTCATAATTGTTATCGTGTGAAAAATATAAATCGAAATTAAAATCAGCTGTATCTATATTTTGACTAGACATCCAAAACAGTTCAGTATTACTGGTCTTGATAGCATCTAGATACTGCTCATATGTTTCTATATCAAATATTTCATATGCTGTTTTGTGAGAACCTACAATAGGCCATTCTTTTACATCGATAATATGTCTATGTTCAATTTCTCGTTGTGTTAGTGGTTTATGTTTACTCAACAAAAACAGTCCATTAAACAATACTTTTCCATCTACTACATGCTCAAAGGCATGATTGTTTTTTCTGTCGTATTCGTTGTCATGCGAAAAATAAATGTTTGGTATAGTAAAATCAATGTTGTGTGTTGTTGCCCAAAACAATTCTGTTTTGCTGTTTTCCATAGCACTAAGGTAATCATCATAAGTTTCGATGTTATACTGACTGTAATCTACAGGGCCACTTAAAACTATTTCCCATTCTTTGCGTTCTAACGGAAATCTATACAGTATTTCTTTTTCGGTAAGCTTTTTACTTTTACTAAGCAGCATTACGCCATTTTTATAAACTGTATCATTTGCATAATGTAAAAACACATGATTTTGATTTCTGTCTACTAATTCGTGATGACTAATATAAAAATTTTCTAGTTTTTCTAAATCGTTGATTTTTAAATTTTTGCTGCTTGCCCAAAACAAATGTGTGGTGCTATTGGCAATTGCATCTAAATAATCTTGATAACTGTCGATATCAAACAAGTCAAATGGTTTAGGTTTGCTTGCTGCTATTTCCCATTCTTTTTTCTTCACGTAAAATCTGTTGTTTACTTCACGTTCTGCTAATTGAATATTTTTACTAAACAACACTACACCATCATAGGTTTTGTCATTTAAAAAAACATGTGTAATGTTTCTGTCATACTGATTATGATGAGTAAAATAAGTATCAAATTTAAAAGATGAATTAATCTCTACATCGTCGGGTATACCAAAAAACATTTCAGTAGTGCTACGCTCAAGTGCCAGTTTGTAGTCAGCATAGTTATTAACTACAAACTGATCAAACTTTTTTGGCCGGCTTGCTACCACCTCCCATTGTTTTTTATTTGTATAAAATCTATGATCAAATTCTTTTTCAGTAATAGGATTGTGCTTACTAAACAGTACAATACCGTCATAGTTAGCATCATTTAAAAACTCGTGGTTGGTTGTTCTGTCATACTGATTTTTATGTTCGAAGTATGTGCTAAAATCAAAATCCTTTGCAACTTCCACATCGTCTGGAACAAACCAAAACAAGTCGCTGTCTGTAGTATCCAGCACAGACTTGTATTCTTGATAGTTTTTAAAATTGTAGATTGGATATTTTTTTGGAATACTTGCTACAATGTTTAGTTCTTTTTTATTTGTGTAGTATCTATATCTTAATTCTTTGTCAGTAGGATTATATTGTTTTGGAAACAATGCAATACCATCTCTACAATCATCTCCATTAACAAAGACGTGCGTGAATTTATGACTCCAGTCATCTGGTTGGTAGCTAAATTTAAATATAGGACTTACTTCAATGTCATTTGGTACTAACCAGAACATGTCAGTTTCTGACAATTCTTGTGCTTGCCAGTAGCTTTCTACGCTTCTTATATTTTTAAATCGTTCTAGTAGTTTGAGATACTGTTCGTCGGTTTCACTGCCTTGATAAAATATATCAAAGCTATCTTTGCCATTGTAGAAGTCATAAACATTCACAATATGATTCTGTGTAACTTTTTTATTTGTTCTGTTTTTAGTAGGTACTAATTGTACTTTTTTCCAGCTCTTTATACGTTTGCTGGCTTTGTATATGTACGGAAATAAATGTACACTGGTTTTGTCCTCTGTTGCCGGAACAAAAAACCAAGGAAAACTTCTTATAACTTCAAAATCCTTTTCAACAAGCCAAACAAATTCATGCTGATCTGCATATTGATCTACTTGTGAATAATCATCAACGTCAGTTGTGTAATGTATTGGATGTCTTTTTAAGATATGATTTTTAAGAATATCTTGACCGGTGTAGGTTTTTTGTCCTAAACGATCAAATATATCAAATGCTGTCATCGGTTTCACCTATTAAAAATGCTTTGGTTCCAAAGTGTGCTACGTTGTTGCTTAGGTCTGCATCAACGTAAATTTCATAGCCTGCATCTCTTGCACATTGACAAAACCAAATATCTTCTCCGCTGAGATCTTGGGTGTCTCGATTGTACAAGTACTGGAACCACGGACGCTGAACATATCTATAAACTTCTATGTCTACCAGCATACAGCCCATTCCGACCCCAAATACTTCGTGCAATCCAGCATTAGATGTTAATCTGATATTTAGGTCATCACGGTCAACAAACGCTACGCTTCGTAAAGGTTTGACCCTTGTACTATAAGTAGCTGCAACAATTGGCTTGTTATGTTTTAGCAATTGATTTACTGTACTAGCTGGAAAATACATATCACTGTCTAACCAAAGCGTGTGTGTTGCATCGATTTGTTGTGCTTCTTGCACAAGTGTATTACGCTGTTGCGGTATAACACTGCCTAAGTTTATTAGTATTTCGTAATCTATGCCATCTTTCTGCAACTGTGCAGCGAGATTTGCCAGTGCTTTAGCAAATCCCGCATGAACAGTATCACGTGCAGGAACACAGATTGCTAGTTTCATTAAACTATTGCTTCAGAGATAGTATCTACGTTAAGTGA